CTGCCCTCGTAGCCGGGGTACTCGAAGCCACCGGCCCCACGCACGGTCTTCTTGACCAGGCGGAAGTCGCGGCCTTCCTTCGGGTCGGTAATATCGCCCTTGCGCTTCTTGCCGGCCTTCACGTCACCCACGATGGCCGTCATTATCATGGCGTGAACCGTCTTGCCGCACGAGAAGATGAGCGGCCCGACGTTCTTCTCCAGCTTGTTGGTCTTGGGGTTGACGTACTCGCGGACGACGACGTTGTAGTAATAGCGCTCGACGGGCTTGATGATGCGGCAGGCGTTCTGGATGGCCTCGCGCACCTTCTCGTCGGTCACCTTCAGCGACTTCTGCCACTGTGCCTTGTAATACTTGCACACCGGGCAGTCCTCGCCCTCGTCCGGCGCGACCCAGAACGGGCCGTTGGGGGTCATCGTCAAGACCCGTGGGCAGTGGTAGGTCTTGTCGGCCAGCTTGTGCGTGCGGGTCGCACAATATAACTTCTTGCCCGACAGGCGCGGCAAGAACCGCATGAGCAGGTAGCCATCGCCCTTCGGCAGACGGACGAAGTTCTCCAAGAAACTGCCGGCACCCGGCTCGCGGGACACCCGCTCGGCTTCGACGCCGATCTCGGAGAGGTCGAGGGGAGCGTACTCAATCGACATGACGCAACTCCTTTAGAAAGTAAGAGACTGTTGAAGACAGTTGTGCCGGATATATCGTTTATAACCGGCGTGTCTCAGTTGTACCTTCTATCGGCAGTGCGTTCCAGTCCGTTAAGTCGATTTTCAAAAAATATTGGGAAGCCAGTCTTACCTGGCTTCCCAATGTGTAGCGAGAAAGGAGATGCCTGCGATTATCCGCAAGAACTATATCGCTCGCTGGAATATTTTCTCATGCTTCTGGAGTCGATTCAAGTGGAGTTCCCTTGATAACGTTGCCGTCCGCGAGGACCGCAGCCTTCTGCGACAACGCCTCCAGTTTCTCCGGCAGGGTGATATATCCCTGGGCCTCCAGGTCATCGTTGCGGTCCTTGCGTGTCTCCATCTCCGTTAGATATTCCTGCTCCAGCGCTTCGAGGATTTTCATGTTCTCCTGAAGACGGTTCATTATCGCCGCGTCCTTCTTCTGGTCGTTGACGATGGGTTTCGGGGGCGACTGGTACTCGCGCTCGTACTGGTCCTCCTTTTCCCGCTCCTCGGCCTTGTGCCGGCGCAGGGCTTCGCGGCGGTGCAACACTTTCTTGCGCACGGCCCGCTCGCGCTCCTTCTTCTTCTGGAACTTTTTCTGATTATTTGCCATATTTCCTCATCGTAGTTTGGGCATGTTGGGGTCATCCACCATGCCATCCCAGCGCAACTTGCCGCCCTCGCGCTTCGTCACGTCCTCGCTAAAACCGATCTCCTTGTCCAGCACAAGATTGACCTCGGCAGGAATGAAATACTTGTCCGATATAAGCTGCTCCCGCCCACTGTCATCCAGGGTCGTCAAGGCCAGGCCGATCCCCGTGGGGTGGGCCTGCTCCTTGAAGACGGGATATTTCTTGTCCACAGTGAAACGCAGGCCGCGCTGCCTGACTTCCGGCAGCATCGGTAGTTCCGGGGAGAACACCACCCACTTGATGGGCCGCAGTTGATTACCGTTGTGGGGGTGGAAGGATTCGGGCGATTGAGAAACGGCCTGGGGCACCAGTTGGTTGGCGGCTTCCAGAATATCCTGAACCACCACATTGGCGTCCTGGTCCACGAGGAATTTCTTGTTTTTCAGGATGATACCGCCCTTCGTCTCGCGGAACGTCACCTTCTTCTTGCTGTACTCGAACACTTCCACGTCGGTAATCCACACGTCGCGGCGGCTAAGTTGAGCCATCACGGCTCCGGCCAGCCGTTCCAAGGGAACGTCCTCGAAGGGGTCGCCCACCTTCTTCTTGAAGGTCTTCGTCTCCTCCTTGTTGTAGCCCCCTTCCTCAAGGCGATCATGATAGATATACAATACTTCAAATCCCATGTTATCCTTTCTAATTAAGTGGCATCGGTTATTTATTCACTCATCGCTCTATAATCCCGGCCCCGTACCGCGTGTCAAAGGTGACCGGCTCGCGGTTCTTACCCTTGCAAAAGTCGAAAAACGCCTGCCGCGCCGGTTGGTGCCGGACGATATAATCCATTACGATATATCCGTTTAGCTCCATCTGCGGCCAGACGAAATCGAGATAGGCCAGGTGCTTGTCATAACCTGTCTCCTCATTAAATATCACCACGTCCCACTTATTTCTCTGGAACAAGTCCGTGAACTCGTCGTCATGAAGGGTGCCGACGTAGATGTTGACGGGGGTATGCCGGCGGGCGTTCTGGAGGACGTTGGCCCTGCCCAGGCGCGGCGAGTAATATTCCTCGGCCTTCTCCTGAAACCCCAACACGTTCTCCACCGTCTTGCACCCCTTCAGGAACGCGGAAGTGAACAGGCCCAGGCGGATGCCGAACTCGGCAACGTTCTTGGCCTGAACACACTGGCCCAGGTGGAAATAGAAGGGGATGTACAGGGGATCGCTGTATGCCGAAGTCTTTCGAGAGGACTCGTCAATTAGCCGCAGGTTGTCCAACAAAACCCTGGCGCTGAAGGGTTTAGTGAGTTTGGCGTCCAGCGTTTTCTTGAGGTCCGTCAGTTCCATTCATTAAAAGAGAATGCCCCAGAGGATTCCCTCCGGGGCATTCAAAACCGTGGCGGATGTTTACTTCTCGTCCAGGTTCTTCACGACGACCTGCTTGGGTTTGGGCCGCTTCAGTTCGGGCACGTCCCAGGTGAGGCGCAGGATTCCGTCCTTGATGGTCGCCTGGGGTTCGTCCTTGATGAACTCCGGCAACAGAATGCGCCGCTCGAAGCCGGAGCGCTTCAACTCGCGGACGTGCCAGTGCGCGCCTTCCTTATACTGGTGGTCCTCGCTCATGCGGCCAGAGATGAGCAGGATGTGACGTTGCGGGGCGTCCACTCCGAACTTGCACTCCTGTTCCACCGGCAGCATCTCCACCCGCAGGTCGGAGAGCTTGACGCCGGGGACCGACGCCTCCACGATCCACTTGCCTTCCTCGGTAATCACGTCAAGGCGCGGGTAGCCCATCTTAGACCGCACCGTGTTGGCCGCAGAGTCCGAGAAGAACTCGTCCACTACCTTGTCGAAATACTGCTGGAAGGGATAGAAAAGGTCGTCCCGGCTGGGAATGAGGGAAGACCAGTGACTCGGAATTAAAGTACCCATTGGTGTACCTCCATAATGTAACCACCGCCTTATTGCGTGTGGTGAATTTGGACCGAGCTACGCCCGTGTCCATACCTATATATTCATCCTAGCATGTTTTTCACAACCTGCGGCCCATCATCATCCAGTAAATCAAGGCCCAGGGCACCAGGGCCAGCGCCAGCAGGAACACCAGAAACAACAAGCCCTCGATCAGTTCTTCGAGAATCTTCATGGCTCCTCCAATAAAAAAGGGAGTATGAAACGATCATACTCCCCGCCGTGTTTCGGCATTTTGGTTAAGACCCGCCCTTGGCTCGAACCATCAGAGCGCCATGAAGGCCATCGCCTGGCTTGCAAATAGGATGCTGCATCCTCATGGTCAGCAGCAACGGTACATTGCAATCCGTGAAGACAGGACGTATTATATATATCAATGGACACAAAAATCTGCACCATTTGCGTTGAGAAGGCAATTGAACCTGCCGACCTGGCCAAACACTTGTCCTAAACTACTTGGTGACCAAGTTTTTGACGGGAATCCATTTCACCTGGCCGGGGTCAAAGTCCTCGGCATCCCATTGGACTGATGTGCTTTCAATCAACACCGTGTAACCGGCTGGTTCCTTGCTCACCAGGAGGGGCCGGTCACTGCTTTTGGGGCCGAGCAGGGCGTGCGGGTGAAGCCAGACGCGGCGTTTGCCGTCCACCCGGATCGTGTCCGTTGAGACATATGCCTTGGTGCCGTCCTTCATGTTCTCCAGGCGGTTGCGAACTAAATTGATAGGGAGGACAGCCACCGAGTCGCTGCCCGCATCGTCCACGCCGACCACCTTGGGCGGGGCGTCGTCCTTTTCTTTCTTATCGTCCTTCTTGTCGTCTTTTTCCTTGCCGGGTAGGCGGGGGTCGAAGGGCGGCGGCTCTGCTTTCTTTTTGGGCTGGGCCACTGGCTGCGGTTGCTGTCCCTCACTTTGGGCATGGCCCATATAACAAACCGACATCATTAGGAGCAACATCACGCAGCCATAGGCAATTTTCCGTTTCATCATCCCGTACTCAAGTAATATTCCGGCAAATATTCGATTACCTCCACTCCAGCCTTGGCGAAAAGGAAACGACTGCCGAAGGAGTAATCACGCCCCCAATCTATTATATACACCTTTTTGATGCCGGAGTTGATTATCAGCTTGGTGCATTCCTGACACGGGCAGCCACACCAGCAGAACATCTCGGCCCCCAACAGGTCGTCGCTGGCGTTGACGATGGCGTTGGTTTCCGCGTGGGCACAACTGCACAACTCCAGGCGAGTGCCACTTGGGGCACCGATGGCCTTACGGGGACAAATACGGGCGTTGCCATACTTTTGTATAAACTGCCCGCAGTTGGCGCAGTCGGAATTCCCCTTTTCTTGCTCGGTCAACTGCGGCCAGACAACCTCAGCCAGATACTCCGGGTCATCGTTATGGGGCACGCCACGCGGCGGGCCGTTATAGCCCGTGCCCAGGATTTTATTGGCCTGCGGGTCCACAATCACCACGCCGATGGAACGGCTGTAGCAGGGGTTCATGTCCTCGCCAACGTGCTTCGCCAGACGCATGTATTTGCGAACAAACTTATCCTTCATCTTTTACCCTCCGTGGCTTTGGCCTTCCCAAGTGAGCAGCAGCTATTTTCAGCTTTGTTTCCTGAGAATGCCGATAACCAACACGACCCTTAATTCGTTTGGCAACAAACTCCGCAGTTTGTTTTTTCCCAACCTTGGCGGCTGACATCCTCGCTTTGGCTTCGTCGGACTTCGGCCTTCCCAACAGGGCCTTACGAATTTTGTCCTTATGCTCCTGGCTGAGCGCTCCGTTCCGACCTCCTTCACGCAAATTATACACCTTCCCGCCTTTGGCCCGAAGGGAGGAAATGTGGAACTCCTCACGAGTATTTGCATCCTCAAAACCTTGACATTCCTCGATAACATCGTAAGCAAACGCACCTGAACCGTGCTTATTATAGGAACGCTGCAAGTAAGGATTACAATGACATCCATCCCGCAGAGTACGGCGATGGAGCGAAAACCGCTTTCTTGGGCAATTCGTTTGCCCAATATAAACCTCAAGGGTTACACGGTTCAGGATGCTGTATATGAAGTTCATTTCCGGTCATTTCTTCTCCAGAGGGTGGAACCCCTCCTTGACGAGATGGTTCAACGGCAGGCCGGGGCCACACCGACCCACCGGCGCGGCAGCAACCTCGTCGTGCGTGGAATAACCCTCGATCCAAACCTCGTTGGGTTTGCCGGGGTCGTAGTAACAGCAAACGTAGTTGTCCACGTCCGCACTAAAATGCTCGACCTCCACACGGAGCCACGCGGGCCGGTAGGTTGTGGTCTTGACCCCCACGTTGCCGTAGCCCGGAATGTCGGTCAGGTCCACGCCGTTGTCGCCGCAGTTCTCATGAACGGTGGTGTCGATCATGCGGCCAAAATACTTGGCAACCGCTCCCTCGCCCAGAATGCCGATGTCGTGAGCTTCCTGTCCGCCGCGCTTGCCGTTATAGGTCATCGCGCCGAATTTCTTCTCCTTGGCGTTGCGGGCCTTGGAATTCTTCAACAGGAACTCGCGCTCCTCATCGGTCAGGGTCACCAGAATGGCCTGGTGCTTTGAAGCCATTAACATAATTATCTCCTTATATTTCTGCCACGATCACGTCGCTGAGCCGGTTGCTCAGGACGTGGTAACGGGCGTTCATTTCCTCGGTTACGCGACCGCCGCCACTGGCGTTGTCCGCGTAGGTGAGCAGGGCCTCCTCGGCGGCGAACGTGTCCTTGTCCCGCAGGGCCTCCTCGGCGGCGTCGAGCCACACGTTCATGTCCATCTCCGCTTCCAGGCGGCTGCGCAACGCCTCGTATCGAGGGTCTAAATCGTCAATCGGGTAGTGTTTGTTGAGGCGGGCGCAAAGAAAATGAACCATCCAGTGGTTGGCCTCGATCCAGTTCTTGGCCTCCATCGCCCCCTCGGCGTTGTCCAGCATCTCCCTGGCGGACTCACTCATATTTCACCCCCTCGGTCAAGGGACGTATTTTATCGAGCAGTACCTTTTTCCGCTCCTCTGCCTTCTTAGAATAAGCCCGCCAGATGGTCAGATCAAGGTCAGCTATCGACATCCCCGATTTATCGGCCAGGGCAATAAACAGCCGCTCAACCTTGCGGTACTGCTTCTTGCTGCCGGGGGTGCCCTGGGGCACCGGGTAGCCCAGGTCGCCCAGGAACTTCAAAATATGCGTATCCAGGCAGGCCACGCGGACATCGGGGCGGGTGTGCAAAATAAAAAACCGTGCGGTCTTCGCGCCGATGCCAAAGACCCGCTCCAGGTCTTCCGCCTCCACCGTCTTCAGATCGAAATTGCGGCGGATCACGTCATATATCGCCTGGGCCTTCAGGCCGTGACAGCCGACCCCGTGGCGCTTCAACATCTCCTGAAGCTCATCCTTCGTGTAAAGGGCCAGGGACACGAAGGGACGGAAATCGTTCACCCCGTTGGTGTCGTGGCTCTCCTTGAGAATGTTTTCCAGGGAGCGGGCGATGATCCGCGCCGTTTTGCCAGCCACCAGGATGGAGAAGATCAGGAACTCCTCCAGGCGGTGTTTGCTGAGATTGAAACGGGTGCAGTCGTCTGGATTGACCATGTTCCACCTTGAACTTTTCAGTTCGTCCATAAATACGTTATGTCTATGACACTGCCTTTTCCGGTGGCGAAGCAATATCTCAGCGAAGTCTTCGTTGAAACCGGAACGTACAACGGGGACGGAGTAGAAAGGGCGTTACAGTCCGGTTATAAAACCGTCTACAGCGTTGAATTATACCCTGAACCCTACGAGTTGGCCAAGCGACGATTCGCGGACAACCCCGCCGTCTTCTTGTTTCAAGGATCGTCCGAGGTCATGCTGCCGGAAATCCTTTCGCACATTACCTGCAAGGCGACCTTCTGGCTGGATGCCCATGAGATGAACGCCGGCCCCAAATGCCCACTCCCCCTGGAGCTTGACGAAATTAAGAAGCACCACATCAACTATCACACCATCATGGTCGATGACCGCCGCGAGTTACCCTGGTGGGGCACCAGCGAGGCCGAAGTCATCCGCAAGCTTTTGGAAATCAACCCCAAGTACAAGATCGTCTTCCACGACAATCTCTACCGCAAGGAAGACCTCATTGTAGCCGTACTTGATTGACCGTCTCGACCCAGCACACCGCCCCACAGGAGAGTGGTTTGTCGGGCCGGTAAACGACACGAGCAACCTCCACGCCCTGCGAGTCGTAGATCACGACTTCGTGAGCGTAGTGGTTGCTCTTGTAGGTTTTAACGGTAATGACCGGCTCGCGGGCACCCGTCTTCCGGTTTGATTTAATCCGGTGCTGGTTGACGTGGATTATGGTTTTCATACCGTTGGAACAATGGGGTGGGGCGTCCCTGGTTCAGAATATCGCGTGCCACCCCCAAATCATAATCCAGACGACCCTCCGGCTGGTATAGCAGTTGGCGGAAATATTCCAGGTCCACTTCCTCCCAGGGTTTGCGGAAGGTAAACGACTCGTATATCTTCCGCGAGGTCTGTGGCAATATCGGTTTGAGCAGGATCGCCACCGCCCGCAGCCCGTTCATCAGGTTGCCGATGACCCCCGCCGCCTTCTCGCGGTCGGTCTTGATGAGCGCCCAGGGTTTCTGCTCGTCAATAAAACGGTTCATCGCCGCCAGGTCGCGCCAAATGTTCTCCAGCACGGTGCGGTAGAAACAGTTCTCGATATTGTCGCAGTACGCCAGGTAGGCGTTGGCACCGAACGGCACGATCCCTTCCGGCTGCTCGGTCACCGACAGGTCGCCGTCGAAATAACGGATGGCCATGCTGACGGTGCGGCTCAGCAGGTTGCCCAGGTTGTTGGCCAGGTCGGCGTTATAAACCTCGACAAAGTGATCGAAACTGAATTCACCGTCGCTGCCGTAGTCGCAGCGACTCAGGAAGTAATAGCGGTAGGCGTCACAGCCGAACTCCTTGACCAGTTCCATCGGGTCGAGGAACTTCCCGCTTTTGCTGGCCTTTTCGCCGTCGATGTTGATGAAGCCGTGGGCGAAGACCTTCTTTGGAAGCTCCAGTTCGTAGTAAGAACCCTCGTGGCCCTCGTTGTAGGCAATAATCATGGCGGGCCAGAGAGCGCAGTGAAACTTGGTAATGTCCTTGCCAATGAAATGCACATCGGCAGGCCACCACGTCATGTCCGGCCCTTCCTTGTCCATGCCCACCCCGGTCAGGTAGTTGAGCAGGGCGTCAAACCAAACGTAGATCACCTGGCTGTGGTCCCAGGGGACCGGAATGCCCCAGCCCTCGTTGCGGCGGCTGATGGAAATATCAAGCGGCTCACCGTCCGGGTCGTCCAGTTCAAAGGACACAAACTTCACGACCTCGTTATATCGGGACTCCGGCTCGATCACCAAATCCGGGCCGGCGATGGCTTTCGGAGCCAGCATGTTAATGAGCTTGTTGCGGAACTTGTGAAGAAGGAAAAAGTAGTTCTCCTCCTCGGTCGTGCGAAGCTCCTGCTTGGGGTGGTTGGGACAGCGCCCGTCCACAACCTCCTTGGTCGTCTTGTAGGCTTCGCAGCCGTCACAATACAGGCCGGAGTATTTGCGCTTCTCGATGAAGCCGGCCTTGTTCACCATCTGAATAAAGTGCTGGACGCCCTCGCGGTGGCGCTGTTCGGTGGTCTGGATAAAGCCGTCGTAGGAAATATCGAGGGCGTCCCACACGGCTTTGAACTCTGCGGCCATGCGGTCGCAGTACGCCTTGGGGTCTTCACCGAGATCGCGGGCACGCTGGGCGACCTTCCAGGTGTTCTCGTCGTTGCCCATCAAAAAGAAAACATCGTCGCCTTTGAAGCGACGATAGCGGGCCTGCACGTCGGCACCGATCTTCTCGAAGGCCGTCCCGATGTGGGGACGGCTGTTGGGGTAGTCAATGGCCGTGGTCAGGAAAAACTTCGCCATAGTAGCCCTCCTCTTCCAGACCGCATTGCTCACAGTGGTTGGTGGGGCACAGACCAAGCATGACCGGGCAATCTTCCAGCCCGTACTTGCACCCATGCTTGGTGCAGCAGTGCGTGGTGCAGCACAGGTTCCGCTCCAGTACATCCTTCTCCCAATCGGCCTCCAGGTCTGTTTTCGCGTCCGCCATCATTGTAGATGGCTTCGGGTCCGTAAAGAACGCCTGCGGTTCCTTCAACTTGCTCGTTTTTGGCCAGGGGCAGGGCACACGCTGGTTTTGCTGGTTAAAAAAGACCCGCTCCTTCACCCGCTTGTTCCCATCGCAGACCTTACACACGCCATTCTGCTGGAACCCGAAGGCAAATCCAGTGGCCTGACAGGACCGACAGGGGAACCCTTTCTCCTCGATCTCGTTCTCCTTGAGCCAGGCAAACAGGCACGCCAAGTTACAAAAGAAGTATTCCCACTTGGGCTGGTCGTAGTGGTGACAAGCCGGGCAAACGCGGTTCTCGTACTCGAAGGACAACTGCAAGTCAAACGACCCCTCGGCACCGCAGTGGGAACAGTGGATGACGCAAATCATGACTTCTCTCCCGTCTGGTACGCCGCCGCGTCCTTCACGATCTCGTCCACCCGCTCGTCCAGATCGTGCGAGTAAAACCCCAGGTTCAGCTTCTCCATCTCCTTGCGCATGAAGTGGCCCCGGTTGTTGGCCTGTTCGCGGGCGGCGTGGAGCGCCTGTAAGTGATTGTACAGCAAGGACTTATTGTTGCGAGCGGCAATGGCAATCTCTCTGGCCTGGTGGTATTCCAGTTCGCCTTTCGCCCACATTTCGGCGCTTTTGTCGCTTTTGCCTTCTTCCTTCCAGTAGCGGAATTTTTGGGCATACATAGATTCTACTTCGCGCTCCCGCAGTAAGTAAAGTGCTTCGGCGTCAGCGAGTGCGCGACCGATGTAGTCGATGCGTCCCGACACCCGCTCGAAGAACTCATGCAGGTTCCGGTCGTTGAACTTCAGGTCCGCCGGGTCCATGACCACCGTTTCGTCACCCAGCTTGATTTCCCGTTTGTCAGAAAGCTTGCTCATCACATCCCCTCCCCGTAGGCCGGCGTTTCTTCGCCGTCGCCGCCCTTGAACTTCGGCTTCACCCGGTCGATGGGCACGTCTTCCGCCGTCTTGCCCATCATGTCGTGGTATTTACAACGCCAGTTGTGTTCCTTGATCTGGAACATATCCAAAATATCATAGTTGAAGGCAACCCAGAACGGGAAACGACTTTTGCCCCGCCGGTGCTTGATGACAAAACCCCGCCCGATGCCGGCCTTCTTCTCGTCCGTCAACTGGTTGATACTCCAGAATCCGTCCAGAGGTTTGTACTGGTCGAAACTGGCACCGATGTTGCCCTCGTCAATATATTCGGTGATGGTCAGTTCGGCGGCGGTCTTGTTGGGCTGGACGCAGGTAAACGTGCAGTGGTTGTCCTCCACACCGAAGCCGCGCAGGTCGCGGAGGATTTCGTAACGGCTCTGCCAGGTCGGCTTGCCGGGAGCGTCCCGCATCTCCCCGATGTAGTCAATGATGAGCAGGTCCGGCTTGAAACCGTACAGTTGAAGCTGGGCGCAATAGGCACGGATCATATTCACGTCCATGCTCCCGCCTGGGAACTGCCGAATTATAAGGCGGTTGGGGTTTTCATATGCCTTCATCCAGTCATGAACGTGTTCAACAATATCGTCCTTGTGCTGAAACAGGTGGTTGATGGGCTTGAACGCGAACTGCGCGGTGAACCGCTCGCCAATGCCAACCTCGTCCATTTCCAGGGTGATATAGAGAACCTTGTGCCCGTTGAGAACATTCTGGACTGCGGCTTTTACGAGGGCCAGCGATTTGCCGACGCCCGGCATACCGATCCACGAGTAAATTTCGCCGCGCTTGGCACCGCCCCCGGCGATGGCGTCGTCAATGGCCTGGAACCCGGAAGTGAAACGCTCCTTGCCGTCCTCGTCAGCCTTCATCCGCTCGAACATTTCCTCGATCTTGGGGAAATACTCCAGACCGACCTCGAAGGAGCGGTCCACCAACATGGCCTCACGGACCATCTCGTAGACCTTGCTCCAGGTGGCATCTTCTTCGGGGGCCTTTTTGATTTCCTCCAGGGAATTGGCGAAGGCGACCTTTAGGGCCTGGGCCTTGGCGAAGACCGTGAGCTTGTCCAGCAGTACGTCGCGGGTAGCCAAGCCGGGAACGAAGAACTCGTAGACCGAGTTGAGTTCGGAAATAAAGTACAGCTTAACCGCGTCGTCCTTCTCCCGTATTTCCGACTTCAACTCCTCCATCATGATAAAACGTTCGGGCAGGCTGCGGTACTTCTGGAACAGGCGGAAAAGAATGCGGCAGACCAGGGCATGGACTTCGTTGGAGAAGTAGTCGGGTTTGACGAGGCTCTGGCTTTGCAACAGGAAGAAACGGTCGGTGAGGAGCATTCCGAGGAGCCGGCGCTGGAAATTGTCGTCCCAGGCGTAGCGAGGCTTTTTGAGAACGTCGGGGTCGATGAGCGTGTCCAGAATCGCTTGTTGTTTATCGTTCAGTTCCCTCATAGATGTCCTCCATAAAAGGTTGTTTCATTCCAATCCGCACCCCGACTTGATGCCGTTGCCGGCCACGGCTGGGGCCGTGATCGCGGACCACCCACCGGCGCACGTCGCCCATCATGAGCGGGATGATGAGGCGAAGGTTGGGCATCAGCCGCTTGTCGTCCTGCACCGTCATCCAGTCGTACCAGCCGATCTGTTCGCACTCGCCGTCGCGGGGCTGGATTTTCTGGGCGTAATAAACGTCCTCCTTGACGCAGTACACAGTGCAGTCGTCACAGTCGATCTTGCCCATCAGCTTGGTGTCGATATAGGCAATGGCCGGGTCATATTCACAGATCGGCTCCAGGCCCGCCTCCTCCTTCAACTCCCGCACGGCGGCATCCAGTATAGATTCACCCGGCTCCACTTTTCCGCCGGGGAGGTTGAGGCACCCCTTCTGCCAGGCGGGCTTCTGCTTCTCGATGAGCAGGACGTTGCGCCAGTAGGGGTCGTTGATGGGGTTGGCGTACACCACGACATATTCAGGCTTATTCATTTCACTACCTTTATTTCAAGGTGCCGGGCACTTGGGTTTATGGTGACATTATGTCGTAAGCCTCGGCACCTATATTTCAATTTCAATAACTTTCTTCTGAGCTTGGTACTGCACGATCTTGGGCGGCTTGCGGCGCATGGGCGGGATGTTCACCCACCACTGCTCGGACAGCCAGCAGAAGTCTTCCTGGCCGAACCCCTCCTCCGGCGCATCGACGTGTTCGATCAGGTCGCCGTGGACCACGCCCACGAAATAAGCCCCTTTGGGCACTTCCGGGTTGGACGAAGCCGACGTGCAGGCCAGGAAGCCGCCCTTGTGGTTTTGGAACACGTCAAAGCCACGAGTGTCCGCCTCAAAATTCGACCAGAACGCAAATTGCTGGGACATATTCCCTCCGTGGAAATAAAAGGCGGTGGTGACCGTGCCCACATCCAATTCCCCCACACGGCCACCACCGCACTTTTAGCATTTTATTCGATAACGGGACGTGACTCAAGGCGGTTTGCGGCGACCTTGCAGCACAGATCAATAAAGTAGTCCAACCCGAACTTATACTTCATCATGTTGATGTGCTTGTGGACCCAATGGATATTGGTCGGGGTATACCCCTTCCTGCTGTCGATGCGGTCCAACGAGGCTGTCTGCGGTTTGGAAAACGAGAGCGGGAGTCCACTGATCTGGCACCGGCCACCCTGCTTCTCAAATAAGGCCAAAGCCTGCTCCTCGGAAATCTCCCAGGAAATATCCCTTGCTTCCGCTTGGCGTATGGTTTTATACCACCAGACTTCGGGGATAACCTTTGTCTGCATCTTCTTTTTATGGCCACAGTCGAAGCAACACCGGGACGCACCTTTGATGAGGTTGCCCCCGGAGACAGTACACTCCTTTCCGCACTGGCATCGACAAAGCCAGATCGTGTGATGATGGGCGTCCACACCCAACGGTTCTAAGACTTCCCACTGGTAAAAGTGCCGACCCTTCAGCTTAGACCGTTTGCATTTCGTGCATTGTTTGGTCCGGCCCGCAGCCACCGCCGATGCTGCCAGACTCTTTTCAGCACCGCATTGGCACTGGCACCAATACCGCCTGCGCCGCCGCTCATCCACTCGGTCAAACCGCAGCACCGTCCAACAATGATACTCCCGACCAATTTCCAAAATCGTCTTCATAATAACCTCCGTGTCATTATATATGAGTACGACATCAGGAACCAGTGGAAACTAGGTAGTCATATTCACTCAAAGACACCTGCCCGCTTCTAAGCGGTTTTTCGCGGGTGATGCGCTTGCCCATGCTGCGCTGGGCATTCCAGATAATCTGTTTGCAGTAGGTTGCGAACTTGGGATCGAGACGGAGGCGTTGGCGGCGGGAGGGTCGGAAGGGCTTGGGAACGACGGTTCGCATTATCAGCCTGAGCAGCCGCTCCTGATGACCGCCGTATTTCTGGCGGTTGGCACCGTGACGGGTGCGGTTGTTCCAGAGTTCTTGCAGTTCGGAGAGCAGGTGGACCAGGAAGGGGTCTATAGCGAACCGCTTACACACTTCCAAGGACCGCTCGATATAGACCTGGCGCTTGTAGTAGGAGCCGGCCCGAATTACCGAGAACAGGAGTTCCTGCTGGAAGTCGTCTATGTCGTTCTGGTGGTTGTTTTTGGTGTTCTTGCGGGAGAGTTGCCAAGCGGCGTAGTAGCAAAGTTGACCGAAAGCCTTCTCCAGTTCCGCGAATTCTTCCTCAAGAATCGGGAACGCTTCTAATACTGTCTTCATTCGTTGCCTTTCTTCCAATTGATTTCAGTTTGTTGAGGGAACGCCCCGCCTTGCAGTTCACCTTCAAGCCCAAACCAGGGCACAGTTCGCTCTCCGATTCCAATATCCCCTTGGCCGTCTTGTAGACCGACTGCCAGGTGCCTTTGGTCGCCAGAACAACGTAGCCGTCGTGTATGTGGAAAGCCACGGTTACACTCCTGTGAAGTTGAATCAGCTTATCGAGACAGATGGTCGATGCAGGTGCTTGCACCACAAAGTTGCGCACCAGATATGCCTTGTCCGGGAACTCCCGGCGTCGGCCAAAGTAATCCTTGGCGGTTCGGTGGACCTCAACCTCCCCCTGGATGTTGTCCACCCACCCCGTCGCCTGCGGAAATAAATCGTACACGCGGCTGACAATTGCCTGGGCGGTGTCGAACGCGATATTCAATTTTTCCGCGAGGGCGTTGGGCGACTGTCCGTATATAGTCGGCAGAAAGAACTTTTTCGCAATGTCGCGGTCCTCGCACTTCTTCCCAACGACGATCTCGAAAACGGCGGTGTAGAAGTCCGGCGCAGATTTCAATATTTCGCCCAGCCGCTCGTCGCCGGAGAGCCACTGGAGCATCGCCACTTCCATGTTCTTGAAATCGAAATACAGGAATATTTCGTCCAGCCCCGGCGGCGTGATATTCTCGCGGTCCTCGGCGCTCAGGGCGTGGGGCACGAACCCCAGGGCGAACGCCTTGTCGCACTTCAGGCGACCGTTCTCCTGGCCGTCGATCTGGTAGTGGGCATGAACGGGACTCTGAAGGCGCAGGTCAAGCAGTCGCCGCGTCTCCAGGGCGGGAATAACCGTGGTCAACAGAGGCAGGTGGATTCGTTTATAGACCTTCTGCACGCCGTCCCAGAGGCCGCTATTGAAGATGGCCCGCACGCGGCCTAGAGCCTGGGCCAGTGAGTCCGGTGCCAGCTTGGCGATGCCCAGGTAGCTCTCGATGATCTTCAGGTCGATGAGCGCACCCTCGGCCTTGAAGTCCTTGCCGCCGTAGTAGCGGAGGTAGCTGAACAGACTTTTCAAATTCCAGCCGATCACCTTGCGCCCGGCACCGAAGATCGAGAACTGGAGGATGCTCCACAACACCAGCACGTTTTCCTTGTCCAGACTGACCCGGACCTCGTTGCCTTCTTGACCGCAGACCACTACTTCAGCCTTACCAGAAGTCGTGAAGTCCAAGACCTCCGGCTTCTGATAAATGAAGACGGTCTGCCCCTTGGCAACATCTGCCAACATCGCCGCTACTGACATAAAGCTCATGATCGGAACCAGGCGGAATGATGTACCCAGCCCCAATGTAAACATTCTACTCAGCCGACACAATGCAGGTATTATACGCGCTTCTTAATGCGCAGACCGGGGGGCGGACTTAATGGGATGCCACTGATGTGAAGGGAGAAGAATATCAGTTCTTCTCCCTTCAACTAGGGGTCCATTAAGCTTAGCCCACGAGATGGGGCTGGACTGAACGAAGCACTCAGATCATTCGCTTCGAGAAGCAAAAGATATGGCAGCTTGCTAAAATCAACTCCCTCTGGCTGTCCGTTAGGAACTGCGCCCTCGTCCGCTTTTTGAGGGCGGAAGGAGTGATAACTTACACTGCCTCGCCGGAAGTACCAGCGCCCCGTAGCCTGGGTGACTTTACACACCGTTATTGCGCGCCGAAGGATAAACCTCCGGGTGCATGGTTCAACATGCACCGTGCCGGCGTAGTTTCTTGAAGGCCGTTGCAGGAGTGCATCTGCGCAGGCCAACCGGACGGTGGGAGTTGCTGGTGCCCGTTGAGAAACATGGGCGTCGCGCCAAAAGGCGGAAAGGTAGTTAAAGGCTGTTCGGGCACCACTTGATCCCCCACTTGGTCATCGGCTATTATAGCAGGTCTGGAGGCCGGCGCAAGGGGAATATCATGAATTGGCGACGATTTAATGCCCGTCGAAAAGAAGAACGCGCTGCCCGTCGCAAGGAAAAGGTGCGTGAGATCAACGCGGTGGCTGCCAAAGAAAAGCGCCTGTTGCCGGAGAACGAGGTCGAAACGATCTTCAAACTGCTGCTAAACATACCCAGCCAAGGCCGCGACCTTCCCGAACCGCCGCCGTAATTCGCTCTGGGTGCTTAGGTGATACTCGTGGCTGTGCAGGGTACGACGCCCACTGAGCCAATATGCAAGAAGGCGGTGGTGGCCATCACGGACCTGAAACGCACCGTCTGGGCAACGAGCGAGGGCGATCTGGGGTAATGGGTCGCCACGGGCGATGGAATCCATCATCCCCGGAATCTGGTGCCGGCGGAACAGGTGGTCCTGGGACACCCAAATATCGGCAATGATAATCGACTCAACGGGATCGAACAAGTCCTGTTCGATCCTGCCGAAGCGTTTGACAGGCCGACCCGACGATTGAATGACGATGCTGGGCGTTATCAGCGCCGGCACCGGGGTGGTGGGTGGTAAGGGTAATGGCAAGGGCGGGAGCTTGATCGGCGGCGCAGGCGATAGGACGCGGCCCCAGACATCCTGGCGACGAAGGGTGCTGCGGATGACCCTGGTGGTTTGCATAAGTTCCTCCGGGTGTATATATACACCATGCAGTCCTTCGAGCAGTTCACCGAGGCCAAAGACTCCAGTTCAAAAATCAAGGCAATGACCACGCTGGTCCACGCCCTCAAGGACGTTTTTGGAAAATATGACCTGCCGACGCGGCGGCACATCTGGGAGAAGCTGACTAGCAAACGCGGCCAGGAACTCGTGCATAAAATCCTCCGCTATCCCGGCACCTACTTGTCGGACAGCGAGTTCAGGAAGCTGGTTGATTGATGGGTCATTTATAAACAAATCCTTATAAATATTCCCGAAATCTTTTCGCAAAAGATTTGGGTGTCAAACTGGCAGGGTGGGCAAAATGGACAACAACATTCTTGACGTGGCCGAGTATTATGGCATGGACGCCGACCAGGCCAAGGCGTTCCAACTGTGCCACATCTGGCTGGAAACCTCCCGCAAAGTGTTCCCGGATTATAAACACTACCGGATGCCCAAGAAGGGCGACCCGCGTAAGTCCATGCTCTGGAAGCTCTGCTATAAACTCGTCCGCGAAACCAAGGGCCTCATTGAAGACCAGGATTACCAACTTTATATTCGGGCGCAACTCGATATTCTGAAAGCAATTACGGACGGCAAGGAGCATCCCCTCGTGGACCCGCAGATATTAGTGGGGAACAAGGCGTGGGTGCGCTGGCGCATTTGGAAAAAGAAGTACGATGCCAAGGTGAAGGTCTTGGCCAACGAGTCGGCACCGGCGGTCAGCAAGATCAAGGAGGCGATGGAGCGGACCAAGGCGTTCCTGTTCAAGCATTTCCGAGGGCAGCCGACTTTGCAGATGATGCAGGAGGCGGCGGGCAACAAGAACCTGCTTCGGTGGGCGAGCGATAAGCGTTTAAGCGCATATTATTTGGCCAATAGCGAATATATTTCAAAAATATTTCCCAACGGTATGGGGATAAATGTGGATTTTGACGTGTACCGGACGCCGGAGGCGGCGGCGATATACGGCGAGGTCTTTGGGTACGAGAAATAAAAAGGCCGGCGGAACAAGTCCGCCGGCCTTTTGGCAGTTGGGATATTGCGGGGCGGTTAGCTCAGGTCGATGTCGCCCTGCTTGGCCTTGGCCACGAGTTCCTTGTGGAGATCGACGTACAGCTTGTTCATCTGCTCGTCGTTCTTCACGGCCACCAAGTCGCGCACCTTGCACTCGCGGACGGCCTTGAGCGCCGAGTTGAGGATGCTGGCGAACGACTTGTGCTTCATCTCCGGGTGCTTCTTGGTGACCTTCTCGGTCACGGTCTTGAGGGTGGCGTCCGGCTTCTTCAGGTCTTCAAGCACGTCCTTACCGGCGTGCTGGACGAGCTTGGCGATGTCACGGACCCCACGGGTCTTGTCCGTGACCTTCTCGGCTTTCTTGCCGTTGTCCGACTCGACCTGGCCCGCCATGATGGACACGAAGTCCGCCTCGCGGCCCTCGTCCACGATCTTGCGGAGCTTGGGCTTGCGCTCCAGTTCCTCGAAGCTGGGCAACAGCTTGTCGGGGTTGGTCAGGCGGTCCTTGGCCGGCTTGTCCTTCTCGTCGGCCTTGAGCTTGCGGAGGCGGTCGTAGGCGCGGAGCTTCTGCTTCACCAGGGTCTTGCTCAGGCCCAGGAACTCCGCGATCCACTCGGCGCTGCGGCGGTACTCGTTGTGGAGGCGGGACAGGTAGCGGGCGTTGCTGGACGGCGACCAGCCCTTCATGCCCGCGCCGCCGCCCTCGTGGCGGATCGTGCCGTGGCCGATGGAGCCGATGAAGTAATCCCACTCCTCGCGGGTGGTGTCGTCAGGCAGTTCGATGCAGGTCATCTTGGCGAACTTGGCCCGCTCCGACTCGTTCTCGCTTTTGTTGAGGACGCCGTACACGGCCCACCGGCGGTTGCCCTCCCACACCGTCCAGAACCCCGGACGGTTGCGGATGCGCTGGACGTAGATGGGGACAGTGTGACCGCCCGCCGTGCGGATCGCGTCGTAGAGTTTCTTGCCTTCCTCGTCCTCCATGAACACGTCCTGATACCAGTCCGTCTCGTGGGCCTTGGGCGGGCCACCGTTCTCCTCGATCTTGTCGAGGATGCGGTCGTTCAGGGCGTTGGGAACGAGATTCGCCCAGGGAATCTCCTTCACCGTGCTGGGCTGAACGCGGAGGATGACGTTGACGGGGAGGGTCGCGCCAACGGTCAGTTCGTTGACTTTGACCTGGGGCACCCCGTCGTTGCCCTGCCGATTGCGTTTCTTGGTACTCATCGCTGAGCCTCCAGAAATTGGGAAAAGTGTGGCTAATGCTGATCCGATAGTACGTCGCAGCCGGAAGTTCGTCAACCCAATTTTCCCCAATTTTTGTGGAAGTATGGACAATTTTCTAGTCAGAGGGGTGCCCCGCCGGGTGAATCCTCCCCAATTTTTTCGCCGCGCACCCATGTCTTCCCAATTTTTTTGGGCCGGAATTCGGGCTTCAACATCAGCCTGCCACGATCTAAGTCCTTGCGATCTTTGGGGATAGAGAAATACTGCTCCAGGTCAGGCCAGTCCTGCTCGCGTATGGTCAAAGGTTCACCACGGAAGAAGCCCACCCAACTGTTCCCGACCTTACCGGAAAAGTTGTCCTGCTTTAGCTGGCCCTCGGCAGTTTTTTGGTAAGGCTGGCTTAGCTCGAAGCCGATGTACTTACGGCCCAGGTGCTTTGCGGCGAGGGCGGTCGTCCCCGTGCCCATGAAGGGGTCGAGGATGATGTCGCCCTCGTCGCTGCTCATCAGGATGAGGCGCTCCATGAGATGCACCGGCAGGATGCAGGGGTGGTGTAGCTTCTCGTGCTGGCCGTGCTTGATGCGGTGGATGTCGGTCCAGCAGTCGCCGGTCAGGGAGCCGAACAGGGGGATGCGGTCCTTTTTGCCGCCCCAATCTTTTGCAATTCGCTTGCAGCGTATGCAGTATTTATGGGCGTGGCGTAGCTGATAAAACTTGGGTTTCTCCGTGACGCCGTAATATAAGATGCCGTAGTGCCGGGGTTGAAGGCCCTTGCCCATCGGCCCGGCGGGCGCGTCCCAGGCGATCCAGTTTTTGAAGACGGCCTTGGGGTTTAAGTGAGCCGCGTACTCGATAAGATATTTCGGAATATGATGGACGAATATAGAACCGTCGTCTTTGGTCACTCGCACCATTTCGCCCAGCCAGAGCTTGGACCACTCGATATATTCTTCGTGTTTCTTGCGGTCGATAATGCCGCCCTCGTACTTCTTGTCGAGGTTAAAAGGCGGGTCGGCAAAGGAAACCTGGGAACTCTTGGCGGGGATGGCCTTGAACAGATCGAGGCAATCACCGAAGGTGATTTCGTCAACGTATTGTGCCAGGCTGATTTTATCTTGGAACATAGGGGTATTATAAAATGCCTCCGGGACCGGCACCAGCCCAGATTTGCAAATCTATAATTTTGGTATGTACATCGAAGAAGCACGTCATCAGTATCGCAATGTTCTTTATCCGTTCGTGGTTCAGACCACACCTGCGTTACTTGCCACCGATTTTGATACAAAGGGACTGATCGCCCCAAAGCATTGGGAGTGCCTGGCGGCGATCTTGCGTGGTGACCGCAAGTCAAGAAGTCGATATGGTATCGACCTCTGCCACGCCGAAGTGAAAACGGCGCTAGATATGAATGGCAAGTTCGATTACCAATGGCACCGAAAGAACTGGCGCAAGACCTTTTGGCAGCAGATGCAGAACGATCACGTTTTCGTCACGTTCCCGGAAGATTATTCGTGGATCGTGGTGCGGGTTTTGACCCCGGAATATATGCAGCCGCGATTGTTGGAATGGAGGCCGAGAATTTATCAGGCATATGTCATCCCCGAAAAGCCGGAGAAACGATGCCGTGCAACTTTGGACCTGGGGTATGTCAAAAAGTACGGCACCGTTATTTTTGAGGACCGTATCGAGGCCCCGGTCGCTTCACCGAAAGCGATCCAGTTGTGGGCCTCCTGAGACTGGTCTTTCACTTTAGCGATTGAATGTATACCATAACTCGATTCTGAGGAGGCTTATTATGAAACACGGAGGTTACGAAAGTCATGGGTTCATCGGATGAGTGTCAGCGTATGCAGGTGATTCGCCTGATGGAGAAGAAGCCTGGTTTGGCGGCAACGATCTTGAAACTGTACGACAAGTGCGAGGATGATTACGGCATTCCCCTTTCGGACCTGCCCCTGATGCTGGAGATGAAGAAGGTCGATTCCATGATGCGGGGTAGTGCGAATGAATTTCGTCACTACCACGCCCTGGAAGGCATGGTCAAGGGTCAGGAGGGCTGCGAGGTTATAAAGGGTGACAGTGTAGACGCGGACATTTTCTTTGGCCGTCCGGGTTGCGAGGTCGTGAGCGCCACCAAGGATGGAAAATTAAAAGTAGAGGACAAGCTGGCAGCAGACCGGCCATTCAAGGCCAAGGACGGGTACGCTCGCGTTCCCATGAAGGTGATGCGATCCCGGACTGCCGGGAAAAAAGTTTGCCAAAAACGGTCTGCCAAGACGGGGGTGGCCTGGCAGATACATCGAAAACATTCGGACAGCTACCGCCTTTCGGACTTCGACGTGGTGTTTACCTCAATAGAGGAGAACATCTTCGTTGCCGAGCCGGGGACCAAGGAGTGGGATAAAGAAGAAGAATTTCTGAACGGCTTCGGTTTGACTCACCGCATCGCCCGGAAGATGCGCGAGTTCGTCTTCTGGGCTTATGCGAAAGACCTGATCTCGACGGAAACGAACCCGGTGTGCCGCCGGAGGAAGTGTGACAAGAACTGCGGGTTTATTTACAACCACCCGATAGCGACAATCGAGATGGGCAGCAGGAAGGTTCTCCACCCCTGGCACCTACTCACCCCCTCGTGCTATCCATAAATCCAGCACCTTGGGCAGTAGGGCCATGCGGGTATAAACTCCGTTCTTTACCTGACGCCAGATTGCGCAACGCGGGTCGGCCTCCAGCCACTCCGGTATCTCGTTGTTACGCGGGAGCGGGTGCAATATAATTGCATTCCTTTTCATGTGGTGAAGAATATTGCTATCCACCGGCCACTGCCAGCACTTCTTTTCAAATTCTTCCTGGGCCTCCACCGGCCAGCGTTCCTTCTGTGGCCGAATCAAATAAAACACGTCGATCTCGTGGGCTACCTCCAGCCGGTTTACGTTTTCGTGCATTATATTGTTGCCGCTCCATTTGAAATTTTCCTCCAACTCCAACCCCTTCGGGTGCGCGAGGTACGCGGTCACATCAAATTGCTGGAGGAGGTTGAGCAGCGAGTGGGCGGTGCGGCTGTGCTTGAGATCGCCCAGGAACATGACGTTCAGCCCATCCACGGTGCCCAACTCGTTTTGGATGGTGAAAAGGTCGAGGAGGGCTTGTGTCGGGTGTTCGCCGTCGCCGTTGCCCGCGTTTATGATGGGACAATCACTGACGGTGGCTGCCTGATCCATCGCCGTGCGGTCGGCGTGCCGAATCACGATCACGTCGGCGTACTGGCTGACCGTCTTCACGTTGTCCTCCAGGGACTCGCCCTTCCGCAAGGACGTGGTGTCGGCCTCCGTGACGCTGAGGACGGAGCCGCCCAACCGTTTCATGGCCGTCTCGAAGGAAAGGCGCGTGCGGGTGGATGGCTCGAAGAACATGGTCGCCAGGATGTGATCGCGGAGGATTTGTACTTCCTGCCACATTCCGGTTTCTGCCAGGTGTTTCATGCTGCCGGCAGACGCCAGCACGTCAAGAACAAAAAAGCGGTCCAAGCCGCGCGTAGAAAGGACGTGCATTCCGTTATACCTCCCAGGCTCAGTATAACGGCTACGTCAGTAGGAGGCCATCATTTTTACGATGCAGTCGGTAATTTCTTCCTGCGATTGGGTCGGCATGAACACTTCGTCCCATCGGGATACCCGCGACTTCCACTCGTGCTGGCGGGTGCGCGAGACGATCTCACAGCCCCAGCAATGCAGGATGCCCCGCTCTGGTTGGAAGACCATGTTGATGTCGAACTGTTCGCAGCGTAGCTGGGTGGGAAGTTCAACACCGTGGCCTCGGTAGGAAAGGTAAACGATGTAATACTGGTCGTTGACCTTTTTGATGCCTTCATTCACCATGACGAGGGGGTGGTCGCGGCGAATGGCGTCGGACACGCGAATGACCAGGCGTTGGAACTCCGGGAAGTAGTCCTTGGGGGCCTCCAGCATGGCTGTGCGGTCGAGGTTGTTCAGTTCAGTATATATCGTGTGCGCCAGGTTGACTTCCTTAGCTTTGCCTTCCGCGAACTCCTGCCCGGCCAGGGGCAAGACCTTTTTGCATATCCAGTGGGGGTCGCCCTGAATATCGGTGACGAGCTTGCGCAACGTGACCCGCAACGACCCCAGGGGCGATACGTCCATCGTCCAGGCACCGGGTTGATCGCCCCACTCGATATGGTCGCTGAAGGTGCGGCGGGGCGATTTTGTGCCCACGTTGCCCAAATGCACCAATTCCCGCAGTAGAATATCAAATGAGAGTGGTTTCAACACGTCCTCGGATCGGTCGGTGGGGCGGTTCGCGTTGAGGCCCGCTTTGGTGTCGAAGCCGAACATTTCGTCCGCGCTCTTGGTAAACCACTCTCGGAAATGCAAAGATTTCATACCTATGCTATATATGAGCAAAGGAGGCTTTATGATGCGATTTCTCGGTTGGCTGTTGGTCGTATTGCTTCTGTTGGGCGTTTTTGGGTTTTTCATGGATTGGGTGGACCTGAGCAAGCATAATACGCCCGGCAGGTGTGAGATCACCTTGGGGGTCAACGGCGGCAAGGTGAAATCCGATTTCAGTGATGCTTACCATACCGTGGAGGGGTGGTTCAAATAATGAAGAAGTTCGCCGTCTGGTTGGAGGCGCGGCTCGGCAACGATCCGCAGGAGTTGCGGCGGATGATGATGGACTATCTGGGCCTCAAGTTCGATCCCAAGAAGGGCATGGCCATCACGATGGACACCTTCGACACCCGCACTATCCATCAGATGGCCGACAAGATAAAGGGCTGGACGGCACTTTCGTCGGACCAAAAGGTAGCGGCCTTGGACGTATTATACAACAAGCCGGGCGCGAACCTGGGTGACCTGGCCGATGCCCTCGCGGGCGGTCCCCAACCGTTGCCTGCCCCGGAAAAACCGGCAGAGGAGGGTCTGTGAAATCGTTTCAGGAATGGGTCGAAGCACGCATGTTTGGCCGCGAGGACTGGCCGGTAGCTCTGGATTATTACGGCGAGAAGGGTGGGGCCGGTCTGGGGGCATGGCTTCGGCCCGCGTATTCTCGAATGATCGCCATTCTCCGGCGCTCCATTTACCCGGCGATGGAAGGGGACGCCGAGCCGGACGAAATCGAGGAATACCGCCGGCAAAATCAGCAGTGGGCGATGACATTGCAGGCGATGAGCAGGAACGCGGCGATCAACGGGGCCAGGGACCGGCAACACCAGTTGGAGTTTCTGCGCGAGCTTCAGAGCAGTCCCCATGACCCGGCGATCAACCGCCACCTGGCGTATCTCATTCAAATCTGGCAACAAATCTCGCAAAGGGTGGAGTTCTGACGCTAAAATACAGACATGGGACTGCCACCTTTATTTTCGCAGCGTATGCTGATGTGCTGGCCCAGGCACTATCAAGTTTGCTATAAGATCAACCCCTGGATGAAGCCCGACGAGCCGGACCAGGCGGTTAAAAGGTCGCTCGCCGTCAAGCAGTGGATCAATCTTCATCATACCCTCATTCGCCTTGGCGTCTTTGTGGAATACATCGACGCCACCCCCGCTATACCCGATCACGTCTTTACCGCCAACGCCGGATTGATTTATGGCGAAAAGGTGGTATTATCCAATTTCAAATACAAGGAGCGGCAGAAGGAACGCCGTAAATACCATCGCTGGTTCGAGGACCATTGCCTTGAAGTCAAGACCCTTCCCGCCAAGCTTCACTTCGAGGGGGCTGGTGACGCACTGTTTGTTGGTGATACCTTATACGGTGGTTTTGGTTTTCGCTCTGATTATCTCGCTCATATTCAGGTCGCTGATACGCTGGGAATCAAGAAGTTCCATCTTCTCAAGCTTGTCGATCCTCGTTTTTATCATCTGGATACCTGTTTTTGTCCTCTGCGGAGCAATACGGCTCTTGTATTCCCGGACGCCTTCGACCCCGAATCCCTGGCTGTGATGGACTCGCACCTGAACATGGTGCCGGTCCCGCCCCAGGAGGCCGAAAGATTTGCTTGCAACGCCGTCGTCCTCAACAACGACATCGTGATTCCGAAAGGCTGTCCGTTGACGCGGGAGCGACTGATCGGGGAGAACTTTCGCGTATATGAAGTCGAGATGGGGGAGTTCATCAAGGCCGGCGGTGCCTGCAAGTGTTTGACCCTGAATTTAGGTGTAATATGAAACAGATTAGCATGGACTTGGTTCGCGTCACGGAGGCGGCGGCGATTTCCGCGTCGGCCTGGGTTGGGAGCGGCAATAAGGAGGAGGCGGATCGGGCGGCGACAGACGCGATGCGGGACCGTCTGAACCAGCTTCCCATGCACGGTGTCATTCGTATTGGCGAGGGCAAGAAGGACGGGGCACCGGGATTGTTTCGCGGCGAAATCGTCGGGGGTCTGCGCGACATGGCGGTAGACCTTCATGTTCCTTCGCTCGATATTGCGGTGGACCCCATCGACGGCACCCGGCAGACCACCATCGCCGGCCCGGAAGCCATCAGCGTACTGGCGGTCGCGGACCACAACACCATGTTCCATACCGACGATTTCTACATGCTGAAATTGGCCTACGGCCCGGAGATCGCCACCCGGACCACCCTGAACGTGGACGCCCCGCTCAAAGACACCCTGGGGCGGGTTGCCAAGGCCATTTATAAACAGATCGAGAAGTTGACCGTCTGCATTTTAGACCGTCCGCGTCACGCGGAATATATTGATGAAATGCGGCGCTGTGGTTGCCGCATCAAACTCATTCAGGACTGCGATATTTCCGGGGCCATCGCCACCTGCCTGCCCGATAGCGGCGTGGACCTGCTGTTCGGCATCGGCGGTGCCCCGGAGGCGGTTATCACGGCCTGCGCCATGAAATGCTTGGGCGGCAACATGGACTGCCTTATTTGGGACCAGAAAAGCGGCGAACAAACGGGCTATGCTCGCGGCCAGCCCTATACCCTAAAGCATTTGGTGGACGGCAATTGCTGCTTTGCGGCCACCGGCGTGACCAACGGCAGCTTGCTCAAGGGGGTACGCTGGACGCAGCACGGCCCGATCACCAACAGCGTCTTCATGCGGTCGGAGAGCGGCACAGTGCGTTGGCTAATCACGGAGCATGGGAACTAATGCTTTGGGAAATAAAACCGATTGTTGAGCAAGTCGCGGTGGACTCGGCGGAGGCATCGGCGTCTGAACTTCCGCCGGTCGCCGGTGTGCGTGCCGACTCCCAGGCCGTCCGCCGCCAACCAGATGTCGTTGGCCGGGGTGCCCGCGTCCCTGACGACAGCATCCAGAGGGTGCCAGAGACTTTGGTGGAGACGGGCGCGCTCCACCAGGACCGCAACCTTCTCCGGCGTGCCCGGAAGGGCCGCAGTCGGCGGTGGCAACGGGGAGCGCCCATTGAAGTTCGCGGCGATGCCTCGGACGGCGTACTTGCTGGTGGAGGGATACAGGGTGCGAATGCCGGGAGTGTAGTAGCAAGTCCAGCACAAACCCTTGGGGCGGCTGGGTTTACGGTTGTTGCAGTGGCGGCAGAGCATGGTCGCTTCCTCCCACGGTCAACGTAGCAAAATCGAGCAACTTTACAAGTGTCCTTATTGGGAGTACCATAGCGGTGGAGTTCGTCTTTATCAGGCACGCGGAAAGCCAGTACAACGTCCGCCTTACTGAAAATCTGGACAGCCGGCTCACAGATGCAGGGTACTGGCAGGTGAAGTCTTTGGCAACCTGGCTGAAGCAGAATTGGCCCTCGATCAGCAGTTATGAGGGGCTGGTTTCGCCTTACTGGCGCTGTCTGGAGACGGCGCGGTTGCTGCGGGAGGAGTGCGGGATCAACTTCACGGTCGATCCGGGGCCGATGGAGATTCGCATATATCGCTACCACCCCTTGGTGCCGCGACGGGCCGACGAATTTCCCATGTTCAATTGGGATTTGTACCCGGAGGATATGGCACTCAAACGGGAGACGATAGACGAGTACATGGGGCGGATGGAGGGTTTTCTGGCGACTTTCGGTCAGGAGGGACCGCATCCGGGCAAGAAGTGGTGGGAGCGATGGTTGGTCATTAGCCACGGCACCCCCTGTCAGACGATGGCGGAAATGGCGGCGGGAATACACGAAATCCCCACCGACTTCGATAAGGTCAAGAACTGCTCGATCTCCTGGGTGGACCAGGGTGAGATGATCTACTTTAACAAGGTGGTTTATGGAGATTTCGGAGGAGCTTCTGGGCCGCTATGTGAACGGTCAGTTGGAGTGGCAACACCCGGAGGAAGGTTGGATGTACCGGGGCCAGATAACGGCCATCAAATTTGAGAAAAACCCCCGCCCCGGTGACATCTGGTTTAATTACAAGGTGACCATCGACTTCGAGTGGGTGGCCGAACTGGATAAAGAGCGGGCGTGCTGGGTCGAAGTACCTGACAGGAGCATCAGCTTCGACACGATGCTTTACAGCTTCAACTTCCTGGGGGAAGGTTTGCATCACCCTGGCGAGCGCCTGGGGATGGCCTCGCATATTACCGGCGAACTGGCCGTCTTTTTCCCGCCCGGAGGGAGTATACTAGATCGTGGGAAGGTTGTCCCGCGAGAGAAGCAAAAACATGATGACCCAGAAACTTGACCCGGAATTGTTGAATATGACCAAAACACCCGACGCCTTATACCAGGAGCAGCGCCGCCTGGCTCTGTCGAAGGCCAAGGAAGTCCTCCAGGGTTTGATGGTTAAGCTCCAGATGAAGTACGACGGCAAGCCCTTCAAGTGGGTTTTCCCGGACAACGTGTATTCCTATACCGACGCGGTGAAGGAACTGGTGGTCGAGGCGATGCAGGCGCAGGGCTGGAGGATGAAGAAGGATCGAGGCCGCAGCTATACCATCACCAAGGGTTCCGCGATCCAGCCGGGCGAAGCCTGGTACGGGACGCTCAAGATCGCCGGGGAGGGCACGCAGGGTTTATTGGTGGTGAAGACCAACCCAGAGATGGAGACAGGTTACGACATCCTTAACAGCCACCTTGAGGGTTCCCTCAAGGAAGGAGACGACGTTCATTTGCTGGACGAGGACGATGGGTGGAGTTGGATAGGTCGCCTGCACGAAAACGGCGTGCCCGTGGAAATCCAGGCGTTGGAATTGCTCAAGTTGCATCACGAGGGCGGTAAGTGAACGACTTCTTCTTGGAGTGGCATCTGGACGCGGAAAACAACCCATTCGTTCTCTACGTCATGCGGGGCGTTCCGGGGTCCGGGAAAAGCCATGAGGCCAAGAAACTTGCGCCGCCGGAGCAGATTTTTTCTGCCGACGACTTCTTCGGCACTACCCGCGAGGAATATATCGCCGCCTGGAAGCAGGACAAACTTGGCGCTGCGCACAGCCAGTGTCAGCAGAAGGTGCGCATGGCGATGCAGTGCCGCCTGATGCCGCTCGTGGTGGATAACACCAACACCTTGCGGTGCGACGTTTTCCCCTACCTGGAAATGGCCCTGCGTTACGGCTACCGGCCTGAGATAAAGGAGCCGACCTCGGAATGGTGGTTGACCCTGGTGGTTCCTTACCTGGGGAAGTTCGGGGCTTATCCTGACGAATTGGATGTGGCGGTCAAGGCGCTTTTCGACAAGTGCCAGCACGGTGTCCCCGAATCGACAATTCGTAAGATGTTGGTCAGGTGGCAGACCGTCTCTGCCGCCGACATGATGAAGTCCATCCTGCGGAGCAAATGATGTACACCCTGGAGGTTGGTAAGCCGTATAACCCCGGCGTCAAGGTCTATCCTGAAGGCGGGGAGTACGGGTTTCGTTGTGGCGTCCACGAGTTGTTGCTGCGATTCGGCAAGCCCACGGCCCAGGAAATTCGGGACGTGGCACGGGGGGAGAGTGAGTTCGCGGTGACGAGCGCCGAGGGCATCCTGTTCTTCCTGTACCGATTTGGTCAGGCGATCAAGTGGAGCGATGCCCCGTACACCTGGCATCTCGTGCCGGAGGATAACCGGGTGCCACCCGAACCGCCTGCGACCCCCAACACGCGGGCGGTCCTGCATGTCGTGCTGCTCGATGCCAACACCGGCATCGTGCGGGCGTTGCGGCTGGTCACCCTGTCGCCGGACATCACCCGCACCCTTTATGAAGCCATCAAATCCCAGACGGAGACGCCGTGGACCGGCTGGAAGGAATATGACCGGCACCTGGCGGCGGCGTACCGGACCTATGGGAAAAGTACCGACCTGCTGAAACTCGCCATCGCTCGCGCCACAGGAGGCGTCTAGTTTTTATTTTCCGAAAGGATACACATGAGCGTCCGCATTCAGCTTCGCCAGGGGGAGCCGGTTCAGGTAGCCGTGCGCCGTTTCAAAAAGGCCATCGAGCGTAGCGGCATTCTGCGCGACGCCCGGCGCAAGGAGCATTTTCAAAAACCCTCGCTGCTGCGGCGGATCGCCAAGGCCCGGAAGCGGAAGGCGGCGCAACGCGCTAAAGAAGATGCCTTCGGTACAAAGGACCGTAAATAGGGTGGGCGTCGATCTCCCGCTCCAGGTCCGCGACAATATCACCGCAGGCATCGAGTCGCTGCTGTTTTCGTTCCCAGGGGATGTCCCAACTCATCATCTTGATGTGGTGGACCATCCCCGGACTTAGCGGGACAAACTTGAGGCCGGCGGCTCTGCCGTCGTGGAATATCCAAGCCCCGATGTCGTAGCTGATGTAGCGATATGCCTCGTCCTTGATGGGCCGGGTCGATACCGTCTCTACCACTCCCTGCTCCCGCCACCAGGCGAGCCAGGAGTCATAATCCACGCAGTCGGGCAGCATGAAGTCTTCGCAGCAAAGGTGAAAGGCGTCCCAACGACTGCCAATCCGGTGCATGAGGCCCTTCCGGCAAATGTTGAAGTTTCCGGCCATGTTCGGGAAAAGGAGCAAAGGCGCGTCCCCCCGCCAGCCGTGATGGTTGTAGGAGGTCAGGTCGCAGCACAGAAGTGCGGGACTGTAGGCCATGAGAACGTCGGGGTCGGCAAAGAATTTGCTGTCTACCTCATCGGTCCAGTTGGCGTTGAGGAGGATGTTGTCGTCGTGGACCGTGAGGTAGGCTTCGGTCATGACGAGGTTGGTGGACATCTCGACGGCCATCGCCTCGGTGACGTAGGACGGGTACGGACTGCCGGGGTACTTGTGCCAACTGCGGATGAAAGAAAGGGGCATGTCGCGGCGGTTGTCGGGGTCGTCCGCATGAAACCAGGGGGCGTAGTAGAGTTCTTCCAGAAGTCGCTGCTTGCGGTCGATCTCCTCTTGGCGGTAGCCGCTCATGCAAACGATGATGTGTTCGAGTTGACGGTTGGGCCTTGTTCGCAGTAAAAGAGATAGGAGGGACCACAGCAGGCACCGAATCGGGGCCTGACCCGTGGCGATGATGGCGGTGATCTTGCCGGGGATGTGAGTTCGGGTGACGCACTCCTCCTTGCTGCAAATCATTTGCGGGTGCATGGGACTATTTAGGAGACGTGATGGATACTCTCAAGAAAAACGCCCACGGCGGCTACATGAAGATCGCCAGCCTGGAAGACTACCTGGGGCACGAGCGGTACACCCGCGAGTGGATCGAGAAAAACCGACCGGCGGAAGAACTGCCGGCCCACGATAAACGTAGTGCCGAGGCCGAGGAGCGGCGGATGAAGGTGCTGGAACGTTTCCGCCACACCCTGGTTTGTGAGGGTTCATATCCAGAGCATGACGTGGCGCAACGTTGGTGCTGGCGGCGTTTCGGGCCGGTCGATACCAAGAAGTGCTACGAATACCACTCGGAGTATCCGGGATGTTCCCTGGTGCTGGAAACCAAGGTGCTGGCCACGGGCGGGAACAAGGACGGCTCCCGGTGGGCCGAGTGGCGGTACAAAGACCCAGGTGAACATTCCCACGAAGGAACCTGGACCACGATCTGGCACGGCAAGACCGGCTACGACTACGGGTTTGCGGAATATTGTTTCCAGCACGAAGCTGACCGCGATGCCTTCGGGGAAATCGTGGAAAAGTTGGGCATGGGCGAACTGTATGACGCACATGATAAACCGGGGAGCGATCCGAGCATGGTGCCCCAATGCGAATCTACCCGTCCGACTTGATGCCTGTCGCCCACGGGACATACTGCATCTTTTGCAAGAAGGAGAACGGCTACGAGTTAATGGTCCGGGCAGACATGGACCTAACCTGCCCCGACCAGGAAGACTTCGTAATTGCTCAGTGGGACGACGCGGAGGATGCGCTGGACGCCGCCGAGTGGTACAAACGCTCGATGAAGAAGTTGGGTGTGGTGGTCGAGGAAGTGCGGGTCTTCCACAAGGACTCCATCGGGCGGATTTACGAGGTTTACTACAACGACTACGGTGAGGTAAACTTTAACCCGGAGAAATTCTGATGCTTCCGCTCGGCAACATCGTGCGCAAGTTCAACTTCCACGCCCGGAAGTTGGAAATAACGTCTACTTTTTACGCCCCGGCGGAAGACCTGACCATGCACACCTTCGTGGGCGGCGAGGTTTATAACGTGGCCTACCAGGGGAACAACATCTGGCTGCTCACGGATTTAGGGAAGAAGGTCCACATCACGGACTGGCAACTACTGAGTGTCGAACCGCGAGGTTGAAATGGACGAAGAACAAGCCCTCCTGGCCATCGGCAAGGAGGGGGATTGGGAAATGAACCTGTGCGAGACGGGAACTTCCTTCCTGTCTTTGACCATCGAGTACGCCCCGCGCCACAACAACGGGGAAGTGGATTCCCAATGGTATTGGGACATCCTGGTTCACAGCGAGGACTCCCTGAGTCGGCTGATGAAAATGGTGAACAGCCCGGTGGAGGAACGCCCGGCCCATGCTATGATGAGCTTCGGGGTGTTCGGCGGCATGGCGGTGGAGTTTGTCTGGGATGACGAGTTCACCGACCGGGTGTTTCTCAAGGCACCCAGCGTGGGCAACGGGACGTTTATCTGGACCATCGCAGGCCAGGCGTTGGCCGACTTCGCGGCCTGCCTCAAGAACTTGTTGGAGGACTTGAACAAATGAAGCCGAAGGAAGTGTTCGAGAAGTTGAAATCGGTCAACGTCCGCATCTTCGCCCTGCGCCTGAGCGGCCATCGGCGGGAGACGTTGCTGTACATCCACCCAGACAAGACCACGCCCCAATGGCGCGAGGATGTGAGCCGCTTCCGCGACCGTAGCGAGCGTGAAACCAACGATTGGGCGGATGATCGAGTCTGGAACGACCTGACCAACTACCTGGCGGGCCTGGGCTACTGCCAGGTGGAGGACGTGGCGGCAGACGTGTTCGAGGGCCGGGTTTCCGCGACGGTTGCCAAACTGGTGGACGACCCAGACCATGACGACATCCAGAAGGATGGCTTCGGCCATTTTGGGTGGGAGAGCAAAGATGCCAAGGAAAAAGCGTAGCGCCGACGACTACAAGAAGGCGGCGGAAGACTCGCTGATTCTGGCGGAAACCCTGGCCGGTCAGAAACCGATGACCGACCAGGAATTCCTCCAGCGCATGGGCCGCAGTGACGAGATGGTGGAGCATGATGGCAAGAAGTGCGGCCTCTGCTATAACATCATCCTCGGTGCCCAAGTCGCCCGCGACATGCTGAAGGCCGGCGAGACGGAAGATGTCATTAGCAAATGGGCGGAAGAGGCCCGCCGCCGTTGGCAGGAAAGCAAGTTTTTCAAGCTCTGGCAGAAGGAAAAAGCTGCCGGACGCGACCCTCACGAGGCGTTCAAGAAGCGAGGCTGGGAGCCATGAAAGACATCTTCCCGCTCGGTAAGGACGCGGTGGCCGTTATCCCCACGGTCATCAAGGAAATTGATGACATGGAGAAGGTCGCCGCCGAGATGAAGGACTTCGCCCGCACGCACCCGCACGACTACAAGGCGACCACGGAGGCCGTCCTCAAGGCCCCGCACCTGGAGGCCGAAAAAGACGCCACGGGCCTGCTGCACGTCCGTGGTTACGACGACCTGCTCCAGAAATATAACCGCTTCATCATCTTCCCCGGCTGGTTGCGTCCCATCCAGTTGACCTGGGTGGAAAACGTTGTGCCGGAGGGTATGATCCAGCAGTTAACCATCTTGGACTACAGCCACCAGCCGTTGGAGTCCGAGATGATCCGGTGTTTGACATCGTTCTTCTGGGACTTCGACAACAAACCGGAGTGGAGGAGCGTGAAGCAGATTCCCGGAACACCACTCTACGCTGCGGTCTTGGCCCGCCTGGTGCCCCATGACGCCTAAAGAAGCAATGACCCGCATCGAGAGCATGGAGTTCTCGGTCGAATATAATGTGTGCAGTGGCCTGGATCACCTGCTGCGGTGCATTGAGGAGGATGAAGGCTTCAAGGTACTTGACGCCCTAGAGGCGGTCGGCAATCCCATTACCAATGAAGGCGAGCCGACCAAGAAGGCAGTGCTTTGTTCGCGCGTCCTTGAACTGGTGTGCGAGGCGGCGGACCCGCAGTACGAACACCCACGCGACATGGCGGTGGCGGCGTATTTGTGGGTGTTGCGGGACGCCCCTTTCTGGCGGAAGAGCGCGGCGGACTTTATTCTTTCCGGCACTTGCTGCAACTGGAACTGGTTCTGGGCAAGGAGGGTAGCCGAGAAATATCGAGGTTGACATGGAAGTTATTGGGGTTCTCCTCATTATATTGATCGTGTGGTGGTTCTGGCACATGCTCTCCGATGGTGAGGACGACTGATGCCAAAACTTGGCTTTTGGTGGTGGGTCAGGGCGTATTTCAAAGTCTGTTTCAGCCGTGAAATGTGGCTGAACTGGCTTTTCGTCATCTTCTACGTTCTGATGCTGGCCACCCACCTGGAACGCGGCTCTTTCGACCCCTGGTTGCTAGTCAAACAAGGGCTTCTTTTGGTTGTCATGGCTCTGGTGTTCGGGGCGATGGGTGTCATCGGGGCGATGATAAAACTGCGAGATCAAAATGGACCATCGTGAAATCGGGCGGCGGTTGGACCTGTTCATGCAGCACGAGCTTGCGCCGGGCTGCCCAATCTGGCTGCCCAACGGCACCTTGATTTACAACCTGTTGGCGGACAGAATCCGCAAGTTCAACGCCCAGCACGGCTACCACGAGGTCCGCACGCCGGTCCTGTGGAACCACGAGCTTTATAAACTGTCCGGGCATTGGGACCACTACCAGGACTTCATGTATGGCGTCCACGGGCGGGAGGAGGACAAACTCTATAACCTCAAGCCCATGAACTGCCCTGGGCACATGCTGATCTTCAAAAGCAAGCAGTGGTCGTACCAGGACTTGCCCTACCGTCTCCATGACCAGGGGATATTGCACCGCGATGAAACCTCCGGGGCCGTAGGGGGTCTGACCCGGTGCCGGGCCTTCTGCCAGGACGACGGCCATGTGTTCCTGCGACCCGACCAGATCGCTCAGGAAGTCGAGGACATGATAAAGATGGTGGAAACCATCTACGTCGAGCGCTTTGCCATGCACGACTTCCGCATGGCTCTGTCTACCCGCCCCGAAGACTTCATGGGCGATCCCGGCGAGTGGGACCACGCCGAGGCCCAGCTTCGGCTGGCCATCAATCGCCCCGGTGCGAAGTTCACCATCGAGGGAGGCGGTGGCGCGTTCTACGGACCCAAAATCGACTTCTTCGTTAAGGACAGCCAGAACAAGGAGTGGCAGACCGCCACCATCCAGCTTGACTTCCAGTTGCCGCAGCGATTCCAGTTGGAATACACGGACGAGGAGGGCGTGCGTCGGACGCCCGTGGTCATCCACCGGGCCTATTACGGCAGTTTCGAGCGCTTTATCGCCATTCTGCTGGAACATTACCAGGGCAACCTGCCGTTGTGGTTGTCCCCGGTCCAGGCAGTCTTCTTGCCGATCAGCGAGAAGCAGAACGGCTACTGCGGCACCCTCAACGCGGAGTTCAAGGCGCGGGGTCTGCGTACCGAGGTCGATACGTCCAACACTCGCATCAACGCCAAGATCGTCCACGCCAGCGAGCGGATGGTGCCGTTTATGCTGGTGGTGGGTGACCGGGAAGTGCAGAGCAGCCGCGTTAACGTGCGCCACTTCCACGACAAGGCCGAGGAGGGGGAGAAGCCCTGGCAACGAGTCATGGAGCATTTAAGCAAACTGGACCGGGAGTCCTTCTACTAAGTGCGGAAATACTACAAGTTCTACCTGTATTTCTCCTCCCGCAGCCAGGACACGATGTACTGGTATTGCGACGATTTGCGATTTAAGAACAAGGACGAAGTGGTGGCCGAATGCGTTCGCCAGGGTTTCCTGTGCGACGTGTTCGCGCCGTTCGTAACGGCGGTATGGGAAGTCAGCCAGGCGGAATATCTGGAGACGATGTACGAGGATTAGTGGACGCTGGCAAACAGGAACAGGATGAAAAGGAAGGCCAAGACCACGGCGATGTTCCAGACGCCGATGACCCACCACAACGGTAGGGTGACGACGGCAACGACCACGAACCACCCTCCTGCGATGCGGAGGAGGTTGTAGGGCACCATGTCCAGGTTGGGGGAGCGGATGGCGGTCAGGTAGAACAGGATCGGCCAGTGGAACAAGCCGCCGATCAGGTAGGCAATGCCGCCCAGGCGACCGTCGATGGGGTCGAACATCGGTTTCTCCTCCCTACCCATAATACGTCGGGACGTTACGAATGACAATGACAAAAACGCAGGCCCGCCAGTGGCGGTTCCTGGCGAAGAACGGTGCCCGACCCGCGATCCCGGAGTCCGTTTCCTGGTTGTTCGGCAAACCGGGGGACGAGATCAAGGCGGACATCGAACACGCCCGCACCTGGGATTACGGCACAACCACGCACACCTGCGCCCGCCGCCTGGTGCAGATGGGTTTGCTCGACAATGATTTTAACCTGACTGAGTTGGGGCAGCAATACATGGACCGAGGCCCGCCGGAAAAACCCCTCCGTTAAATAGATAAGGCATGGGATTCAAGCACTGGCTGGAGAACTTGGAGGGCGAATCCGTTCGGGCCGAATTGGAACAGTTCTTCGGGCAGATCAAACAGCACGTCCTTCGCTCCTTCCGCCCCTCTCGCGGCTACGCCAGTTTCAGTTTTCCTGATTATTCGAGTTTGTCCAGGCCGCTCATGCGCCTGGCCGCTTCCACTTTCTACCCCGGCGACCTCGTTGAAGCAAAATCAGGTGGCTGGGCTAAGGAGGGCGGTAAGGGCCAGGTCGCGCTTGGCAAGTTAGGCAGCACCCTCGCCTGGAATCCGCAGCAGCGAACCATGTTCCAGAAAGCAATGGACGCTCCCAAAGGGCGGTCGCTGCCGGCTACAGTTGGCCGGGAGATGGGCCTTCTGTTCGAGCTTGAGGCATTCATATATCTGGTACAAAATCGTGGCTTGAAGCCAATAACCGGCAAGGACTTGGCGTTCGCCCAGACCGAGCAGCAGAAATTGCAGGCGGGGCTGGTCGCCAAGTTAGGCCAGGATTTGACCGATCTGGTCATGGAATTCGTGCAAGTCCATGCCGCCGGCCCGCCGCACGGCATGGGGGAGATGATGTATCAGAAGACGTTGCAGTTGATCGGCAAGGGCTGCAACGTTGACGCCATCGAGTTCATGGGCGGACATGGTGGCACGTCCTACGATCCACTGCGCGGCGACACCGCAGACATTCGCATCGGTTGCGAGCAGTTTATGCCAGGGCAAAGGAGCGATGTGGGCTATTCATTAAAAGCCGGCACCGAGCCGGAGATGCAGATTCGGAGCCTCACGCTGGGCAAGACGGTGCGCTTGTTTGGTGGCGATAACTGGAAACTGGCTGCCCGGAGAATAAAGGCGCTGTTTAGCAACCCGTTGCTGGATGATAAGGAACGCCGCTCCGAGGTCATGCAAATCCTCCTCGACCTGGCGCGGAAACGATTTAACACGCCTGGCAAGTTCGTGCGCTTGTTGGAATTGTTGCTGACCGGCGGTGCCGACACGCTCCCTGCTGCTCGACAGATGGTACGCAATCTGGGTGGGCCGGGCTGGTCACGGGCGTTTCAGATGTGTTTTGCCACCAGCGAAGAGCCTGGACGAAAGCTGGGGCCGAAGGCCGGTGCCACGTTGACGGTGGACGCGAACCAGACCTATATTTCCCTGGCCTATATCGTCCGTGAGCCGAAGGCCAATTGTCGCACGACCCTGAAGTTCGAGCCGGAATATCAATTGACGGGTTTTCGGTCTGGGGTCGATGTAAGTGTGAACAACCTGACGGCGCTGGGTGGTCGGGGATACTAATACCTCGGCCCGTTATTCCTCCCGTCCCTCCACAGTATGTAGATCAGTAGGGCAAGCAGGACCAGGAAGAACGTGCTGTAGCAGTCGAAGAAAATAGTCGTGTGCGCAAACATCATTGCGTCCTTGTTCTTTGCCGCACTGGTGGCAGATATGTTTAGAAATCAATCTCGCGGACGCTGACATTATGACCTCCATTACCTAATATACGCATCCGTTTGCGAGAATGTTCCAATAAATAAGGATTTATGTCAAAGATAAAGTCATAATAGTTGAGCATTTCTTTGTCGTCCGCCTGGCGCAGCCCGCGCCCAATGCGTTGTTCGATCTGGTGTTCGGCCTGACCGCCTGCGGCATTGATGAGATTGTGAATAAAAACATTGATGCCGGTGTTGAAGATGCCTTGAGTGGCGATGGCGACGACGTTCCCCTTGGCTCGCTGGAGCTTCTTGATGACCTCCTGGCGGGTGTCCGCGTCGTCTTTGCCCTGGACCCAGAGTGCCCCTGGGATCATGCCGTAGAGGGCATCGCCGTGGGCCAGACGTTCCACGAGGATGAGGGTGCGACCCTGGAGGCGTTTGGCGAGGCGGCTAACGACCTGATGAAAATGATAGCTCTCTGCGATGCCGTGGGTGACGGCATCCATGTAAATGTCAAAGGGAATGGCCGGCTCAGTGATCGGGTAGAAGAAGCACCGCGACTTGGCAAGGATGTCACGGGCCTGGAGTTCCTTGGTGGTGATCTTGCCGTCGAAGGTGGCGTGAGTCTTGAGGGGCGGGCCGAAGAAACCCTTGACGAAATACTTCTGGACCCGATCCGTTTCCCCGAACTTGAAAGGGGTCGCGGACAGAGCCACCCGGACGCAGCATTCTTTCAGCATCCGGTACGCGGCCTTCGTCTTGACAGTCATCATGTCGTGGATTTCGTCCACGATCAGGCACCGAATCTTGGGCAGCAGCCGTTTTATTTTGCCGATGCTCTGGATGGTGGAGCAGGTGATGATGTTAGGGTTGTTGCAACCGCCGCCCAACATCCCGCAGTAGGGGAAGCCCCAATTGGTGATTTCTTCGTAGTTCTGCTTGGCCAGGCTGATGCGGTTCTGGAGGACCAGGGTGGGGGTGCCGGGCGGCAGCGCCTTCAGGATGCCCACCATGATATATGTCTTGCCACTAGCGGTCGGGGCGTAGATCACTCCCCGCTTGTTCTTGATGACTTGGTTGATTAGGTCCACTTGATAGTCGTGTAACGTGACCGGCGAAGCCTGCTCGCCGTTGGTCCACGTCTTGGGCAGCCATTTGTTGAGAAACTGGTCGTCAACGGCGTCGAAGCGGAAGTCGAGTGGCTGGCGTTCGTCCACGATCTGGTAGCGGACGCCCCGGCGGTCCAGGGCCATGCACACTTCAGGAAGGAGGCCAGTCAGGAACTTACCGGGTTCGCGTTTGAAGAACTCAGTATAGCCGTCCCATATTTTTTGTTTGTAGGCGCGGTTGTGGAAATAATTGCGCTCGCGGAAGCGCAAGCTGGTCCACAGCAGGTTTTTGATCGAGTCGTTGTTGGTGACGAGCCAGGAGTAGTCGTTTTGAATGCGCAGGATCGCCATGTCCATATTTACGACCTCCATCCCTGAAAGTCGCATTATAACATACGGCCACGATCAACTCCAGTCATTGGCGGGGTATGTAACCCAACATCCTGCGTAATTTCTCGTCTACAAAATCTCGTGGGGTTTTACCGGCGCGGTGATTGGGCACCAAAAACTCGTCGCGGTTGGTTCGCCGCATCCTTCGTAGCCGCCGCAATGCGTAATACCAGTCCGCTTGGGGGTCACCCGGAATCCCCCTCCTTAGACGGCTCAGGTAGCGGTAGTAAGCCGCTACCTGGATTTGCTCCTGAGTTATCAACCCCCACTCGCTGGCGGTCTGGAGGCTGGCTTTTCATCAGATTTAGCTGGTTGGACATGCACCGGCTGCTGGCTAGGGGTCAGCACCGGGAGATAACGGGGTATCGGGCCGCTTTTGCCCTTCCGCCTTGGTTGCCTCCTTTTGCCTCCGCAACATGCCATGTTTACCTCCTTTGAGTACGCGACTCGGATAGTTTATATAGCCGTCCATGCCTTCATCTTCCTTTTTCTTCTCGTCGTATTCATAAAACGACGAGTAGTCGTCGGTGATTACCACCTGCAAGTCGTGGTGGTGAATCAAGTAGTCCTTGTACTGCGAGCGGTCGGCTTCGTTGTAAACCCGGAAGAACAGTTCCCCGTTCACGCCGCGTAGCAAGTAGCCCTTGACGTTGTGGGCCGAGGTTTCATTGGCTTGGAAGGTTCGTTCCATGTTGCACCTTGGGTTTGAGTTTGATGAGGGTGCCTGGCATGAACACCCCCATGTATTCGCGCATGTCGTCGTAGATGGCCCGTAATGTGCCGTTCATGGGCTGGCGCTTGGATTCTTCAATCCGAATGGCGCAGAAACGGTGCCAGAAGTATTCAAAGAACAACTCGCCGGCCTCCGGCCAGTCATAGTCCTCGAAGGCGGCATTGATGCCCGCTTTGCGGTCCAGCCACTCCTTCCAGACTGCCTCGTTGGTGGTCTGGTCCGCGTGCATTTCCAAGAAACGCTCCGCGTTGCGCCACTTGGTAACACACCGTTTCCCGTATTCCATGCACACAGGGTTGATGCGGGTGTCGGAGCCGATGGTGGACTGTGCGGCCCAATAGCGAACGCCATCGGACGTGTGCTGGTCGAAGTATTCATTCGGCGGCTTGTAGTTTCCCTCCGTCTTGGAGATTTTCTTCCCTTTGGGGTCCAGGGCGTGACCACTGATGACGATGGTGCGCCAGGGAATCTGATCGTTGTGGAGGACGCTTTTAATGATGGTGAATAGCGCCCAGGTGCGGATGATGTCGTGGGCCTGGAACCGAACGTCAAATATCGGACACTTGAGCGTGTTCTGGTATTTCCCTTCCTCATGCCAGGCTAGTTGCGGTGATAAACTGGACGTGTGCCAGGTGTCGAAGACGATGCCGGGCGGTTCTCCGGGGATGGGGATGCCGTAGTTTCGCTCGCGGCTGATCGACCAGTCCTGGTTGCACTGGTCCAGCCAGGCCAGCAGGCGGTCTTTATATTTCTGCGGCTTCCAAACGATCTGGTTGATGGCGGCGCGGATGCGTGGCAGGTTGTCGAGGACTTTTATGAACCAGCCCTCGCCCCGCCGGATTTCGACCTTTTCGCCGCTTCGCTCGTACCGCCCGTCCTCGGTCAGTTCGTTTTGGGAGACGGAAACCTTGGTGACCGGGCAGAAGAAATAGTCCCGCTCGGCTTTGTACGCCTGGCCCTTGGCCACCAAGTCGTGGAACGAGAGTTCGGCCAGGCGGACGGCGAAGGGGCTGAAAGTGCTATAGTGATGCCACGAGTAGGCCATCGCCAGGCGCATGAACAGGATGTGGTAGGCGAGGGCTTCGCCGTGGGAGAACCCGATGATTTGGTCTTGCTGCATAATGCCCGCAGCGTGGGCCAGTTTCTCCGTTGGGAGGCCGTTGTTGTCGTAACAGTACGGGTAGACGAGGTATTCGTCTTTTATGTGTCTGTGGTATCGGGCAATGAAGTCCATCTGGGCGTAGCTGAAAACATGGCCCATGTGGAGGGTGCCGCTAACGGTAGGCGGCGGAACGTCGATGAGGAATTTTCTGTCCTTGTTCATGGCGCAGTTGTCGGTTAGGGTGCGTGAAACGGCTGGGGTTGCGATCCCACAAGGACTCGCAACCCTGACGCACGCCGACAACAAACCTGACTGCAACAAGGTGCATGGAGGTATTATACTCCCCCGGCCCAGAAAACGCTACCGAAAATTAGCCGAGGCGGGACTCGAACCCGCAAGCCCTAACGGGCAGAGGATTTTAAGTTGCCTGGCTTAATCCTCAGCGTATACCTTTCCGCCACTCGGCCTAAACCTGCCAGTCCGCGTCCAGGCTGCGGTAGATCGGCTTCTTTTTGGGCCTTGGGGCACCGACGCCCGTGTGCTGCTGGATGACCTTCTGCACGGTGGCTTGGTCCTCCAGTCGGACCATACCACTCAGATCGTGCAGGGAGGCGATCCAGAAATCCCACTCGTGCCGGCTGCCAGCAACGGAAGGCTGGAGGAACCGGGAATCGTCGTAGCTGGGGTACATCATGCCGCCGCCGGCCTGTTGCATTTTACGAACCACCAGCAGGTCGCGTCCAGTTTTATACGCCGTCACGTCGCCCAGCGCGGGGCTGTCGATGTCGCCCGCGACGGCCCGCATAACAACGGTGTGCAACATCTTGCCCATCGAAAAGACCATCGGCCCCTGGTTCTTGGAGAAAATGCCGCCCCGGTGGATGACGTTGTAAAAGTAGCGCTCTATCGGTTTGACCTCGCGGGCTTCTTGCACCTGATGTGGCCAAAGCGACTGGTAGAGGGCGCAGTAGTCGCACTGCCCTTGCCACCTGCCGTTCACCAGGATGCGGTGGCAGGTGTGGTTGGTCTGGCAGAGCCGATGCTGGCAGAAGCCGTGGAAAAGGCCCTTGCCCTTCCCAGGGGGCAGGATACGCAGCGTCACGGGGTCCGTCCCGGTCGGCAACGTGAAGAAGATGTTGCTGAGGTTTCCCATACGGGCCGATCTTATCCTGTTTTTTTCGCCGTGTAAAGCCTTGAAACTTTCATCCTTGACAGTACAATCAGACTGGAGGAAGTGCGCGACGAAACTAGACGGAAGTTCACCTATATACGGCATGGGTGAATTCGCAAACTTCTTCCGGCTACAGGAGATGGCTGCCCGGCGGTCCTTCACGCGGACGATGGGCAAGTACGAGCCGGAAGACATCGAGAAGCCGGTAGCTACCCTGACCGCCTGGCGGGCGGAACTGAAGAACCCCGCCGGCCAACTCTACCCCGAAGAAGTGCGGCGGCGACGGAACGACGCTGCCAACGAGAAATTAAAACGCAATATTGAAAAACGCGGACTGTCGCATTACCCGGTGGTCGGTGCCGGCCAGGAGATGAAGAAGGGCGTGCTGACGGTGAACAAGGAAAACAGCTTTATAATCCAGCCGATTGGCACGATGTCGAACGACGAATTCATGCAGCATGTCCGCGAACTGTTATGGAACCCGACCGAGGAGGAAGGGCGCGGCCCGTTCCCGCATACGCAGTGGGGTGCCAGCATCAAGCTCCCCGGCAGGAAGCAGTCGTTCCTGAGTTACCATCCTGGTGACGTTCCGACCGGCCCTGAAAGTTACACCGAGAAGGATGACATTGGTGCGAGGGCAGAACCCAGACGGGGGCAGGAGCGATATTACACTCAGATGAAATATGGGCCACGAGCCGAGCCGGCGATGATGGACCCATTGGACCAGCCCAGCGACGTAGGCAACCCGCCGCCGGGCAAAAGGGGTGAGGGGTTGCCTGGTCAACGTTTCACGATCAAAGACAGAGAAGTGCCATGAAGCAAGTTTGCATGAACTGTGGGTGGGAAGAAGAAGGCAGCCAGCATAAGGTCTGCCCTTCCTGCCAGAGCTTCGTTTATAACCACCACGATGTTCCGGTCTGCAAGGTCTGCGGCGACAAGACGGTGGCCACGTCTGGTTCGGGCCAGGGTGCGACCTGGGAATGCAAGAAAGGCCACTACCAGGAGGGCCTGTCCCAATCTGGGCGGTGGTGCTACATGAACGGGGAGTACCAAGTTCTCGAAAGCTGGCAGAGCTAATTGGCCTGGGGGTCGGGCTGTTCTTCCTCGTCCTCGTCATCAAGGCCGAGGTCTTCCCAGGGCACGCACTTCAATTCGCCGGTTTTTATCTTCTCGGTGGTGTCCTTCATTTCTTCGAGGAAGGCGGCGTTGTCCGCCGGCCCACCCATGAAGGAAATATCATCGTAGATGGCGTCGAGGATGTCGAGCAGCGAGAAGTCGCGCTCGCCCACGAACAGCAGCTTGGGTGGCCCCGTGTGGGGACGGTAAATCTCGACCGTGGTGTTCAGCTTCACCGGCAGGTGCGCCAGTTCCCACATTGGAGAATAAGAAACGCTGTAGCAAGTGAAGCCGTGGTCATCGGCCCTGCCGATGCCGTGGAAGTCTGGGTTCAGGTCGATGCTGTTCTTGCCCTTGTAGTGGTGGGTGCTGGCGTGCCAGTGGATTTCCAGGTAGTCGAGCGGTGCCTCCTGGTCGGGCAGCTTGAAGATAGACTTGCGGGCGTCCTCGTGGAAGTCGTCAATGTGGCCGCACCAGGAATACTGCGAAATGAACTCCTTGAGTTCAGGGAAGCCTTCGACGGCCTCGAAGATGTCCCGGAGCGTCACGCCTTCCTCGATCTCGCAGGAGCAGCGCAGGAGGGTCCAGACGTACTTGGGCTTGCGTTTTTTATATTCGCGGGCGTCTCTGTCCCACTTGTAGGACCAGATGCCGTCCTTTTCGATTTTGGCATGTTCTGACATGATTCTTTGCAGCCTTGGCAGTACCAGTAGTGCGGCTTCGACAGGTACTCATTTGCCATTTCAAGGTTTACTTTGCCGCTCTCAATATTGTCCAGTAGCCTCAAAAGGCAGGACCGACCCAAAGCCCTTCCGGTTGGACACAAGGCAGTACACCCCCATAAGCGGGATTCTGTTCTATGCCATCATTTATCTCACAGGCCGTGGTGGGCCTGCGGCCTTGCGGCTGCACCTACCAGACCGTCGCCCTGCTCACCGGCATGGGTCTATTTGGCTTGCACCCTCCGAGGTAACTCGATACTGAGCCTTGCGGCTGTTCTCTCCCTCGTTAAGCAGTGGTGTCCCGACTTTCCTCTACGGCTTGCGCCGCAGCGATGGCTCGGAGTGACTGCCCGCTTATTGTATCTATTCATCGGGCAGTTGTAAAGGTGACAGCCACACCCGCCGCCACTTCTTGTTAAACTTCTCTTTTTGCTGCCAGGTGATCTGGTTGATGGCCGTGGGCGACAGACCGTTCAGCGTTTTGCAGCCCCCTTCCGCATGGTCCACAACCGCGCTGGTGACCAGGCAGTGGGCCAGGTGGTGTTTTTGCAATCGCAGTGCATAATCATTGTCTACGAACCAGAACCCAAATTGCGGGTCGTAGGGGCCGATGATGTCGAAGACCTCACGGCGATGCAGAATGCACCAGCCGGTGACTACCTTGATGACCTCGTAGCCAAATACCAGCCCGGAGTTAAATTCGATTTTGAATTTTGGGCTTTGGGCGGGGCAAAACGCGGACGTACTCATGATGTCCGGGCACTCCTCCATGACCGCGATTTGTTCGGTGGCCCAATGCGCGTAGAAGGACACGTCGTTGTTGCAGATGCAGACATATCTTTTGTTAGTCATGCCCAGACCGATGTTGCTGTACGTCGAGTAATTGAAATCTTCATCGGGATAGTGGGTCCGGCACCCACGGTAACCGAAAGGCTTCAGTTCCCTGTTGGACTCCAACACGAGCGGGTGGAAGGTTACCCCCTGTTGCTCGGATTGGTGGAGCGAATCCAGGCACGCCTGCGTTAAGTCTTGCAGTTCTTGGGTCTTGCCGTAGGACAAGATAATCACATCCACGTCGCGGGTTGGCGAGAGCGGCCTGGGCGGCTCGAAGGGCATCCCCCTGGGCGCACGGAGGTTCCTGAAATAGATCGGGTTGTTGATCGTAGTCTCGCTTTTCAGAAACCTCATCACCCTCCAGGGCCAAAAGGAATCTTCGCCCTTGCTGAATTTCCAGAACGGCACCTGGCGGGCAAGTTCCAGGCGGTAGCACATGAACAGGTCGGGCGGGCCGTAGAAGTTGCATTCGGTATCAACCTCGTCGTAGCGAATGCTACAGAACTTGTTCTTGTGCCCTTCCTCGTAGTCGATCTGGTAGTGGAAGTTGATGAGGTCCACTCCGGGGTTATTTCTGATTGCCGCCAGGAGGCAGTCGATGTAGTTGTGGTTGATGTGATCGCCGGCCTCCACGAATGTAATGTACTTGCCCTGGGCATGGTTGAGGCAATCATTGCGCCGCTCGCTCACGCTGCGGGCCTCGTTGTCGAGGATGCAAAAGACCTCGACCGGCACGCCCACCGTCTGGGCGTTTAATTCGTGGAGCAGTGGTCGGAGCCTGTTTAAGTCCTTGGTGGACCCTAGCACGGCAACTGTGAGTTCCATTTTCGTATAAACCTGTCTTCCTGTTCGCGTAAAATTCTCGAATCCAGGGGCTTGGCCAAATGTGTCTTGCCGCCCTGGTCGATGTGGTTTACTACCCCGTTGGTGACCAGGACGTGCTTCAAGCCGCGTTCGCGGAGGCGGTACTGCATGTCCTTGGTGGCGTGCCACCAGATGAACTGCTCGTCCCAGGCCCCAATGAGGTCGTAAAGACTGCGGCGGTGGAAAAAGCACCAGGGCGTGAAATACTTCATGCCTTCATGGGTGCCACTGTCCTGGGTGATCGCCAAGTGCGGGTGGGTGTACATGCAGAACGCGGACGCCGTGTAAACATCCGGGTTCTCCCGCAGGAATTTGATAATGCGTGCCGCCCAACCGGGGTGGAAGTGGGCGTCGTTGTGGGCGATGCACACGAATTCACTGTAGGTCTGCTTCACCACCGGGTTGACGTAGCGACTGTAGGAGAATGGGCCGTCCGGGTATATTGTCTGGCAGTTGTCGTATGGACGCTGCTCGCGGTTGCTTTCCAGCACGATGATGTTGCAATTTACGGACTTGTCCAGGTGTGACGTGTAGCAGGAATTAACCGCGTAATTCTGGGTCAGACTCCACAGGTCGTGGTTCAGGCAGTGGGACAATATAATCACGTCCACGACCGGCGTGGCCGGTGCCGGCGGACGGGCACGCTGGGCGACTATTTCCCTCTGCGTCTCGGTGGTCTGGCTATTGAACGTGTAGATGTACAGCGTTTTGTCAATGCGGGCCTGGCTTTTGATGTGCTTCGCCATCTCCCTGGCCCAACGGGTATCTTCTTCCAGGTTGATCGGCTCGAAGCGAACCTGCCGGGCGTTGTCAGTGCGATGGCAACAGAAGTGCGAGGGGTAGCACTTCTTGTCGTAAACGGTGTATTGGCTGGGGTTGTCTGTGTGGTACTGGAGGACGAACGGTTCGGGGAGGTCATCCAGGCGGCGTTCCAGGTCGAAGGCGATCACATCAACGCCCCGGTTTTGCCGGATGGATTCCAGCAGGGTGTCGATATAATCGTCGGCCACGTCGTCGTCGTCGTCAACGCAGGTGATATACTGTCCCTTGGCCATATCGAGGAGGGTCTGCCGTTTCTCGCCCACGGTTCTAGCCCGGTTGTCGAGAAAGCAGAGGATTTCCACCGGCTTTCCCGCCGCCTGCTCGTTCAGGCGGGTGAGGATGTTGGGGAGAAAAGTGTCAAGCCGGCTTGACAGGGACAGAACAGCTACGGTAAGGTCTATGCCCATTCCGTAAAGGAGTATGCCAAGTTGAAAATGCCCCCGCCAGGACTCGAACCCGGACACCCGTTACAGGTACTTGGGCCTAAGCCAAGCGCGTCTACCTTTTCCGCCACGGGGGCAATGTCACCGGGCACCCACCTGGGGCGCTTGTTTCTCGGCAACCTCGGCACGTCGTTCGAGAAGCGTTCGGAGTGAATCCGACAACGCCTGCTCGTCTGGGAATTCCTTCTTCTCCAGCTTGGAAAATACAAGCTGGCCGTCGTAAGTGACCTCAAAACAGCCCTTGTCGCCGGGGATGAGGGTCAGTGACGTAATGTTGCGCTTGTGGGTCGTCAGCAGCAGGACCGCCAGACTAGCGGCCTTCGGCTCGTACCCTCACATGCTGCAATATTTAATCTCGATCTTCATGATTTTTCCTATCGTCTGGATGCCACCCATATAACAGAGTGCTTGGCCCGCGAAGCGGCGGTGTAGGCCCAGCGTTTGTGGTCCCACCTGTCGCAAATCTGCTCGTATACCAGGATGTTGTCCCACTCGTCCCCCTGGCTTTTATGGCAGGTGACGCAGTATCCGTAGTCGAAAGGATTGGGCGGGTCGAAGCCCGGTTTGAGTTCGGTCTTTTCCTTGCCGAATTGCTCGCGGTCGTAGGTTATATAGTAAAACATCTGCCCGTTGGCCTCGAAGTCGAACATATCGGCCCGGTGCAGCTTCTTCACCACCCCCTGCATCCCGTTAAAGATGCCGAGGCGCTTGTTGTTCTTCAGGCACATGACCCGCTCGTTGATCTCCACCAGGGCCTTCTTGCCGAGGGCGTGGCGGATGCGCTCGTTGGTGTTGACCCGGAACTTGTTGTAAGCGCAGATTATCTGGTCCGTGTGGGTCAGGTGTTCATCTTTGATGACGTGGACCGTGCCGATCTGGACCTTCTGGCGGTCGGTGAACGTCCAGGGGGAGCGGCCCATGCGCAAGTGTTCGGCAAAGTGGGCGATCTCCCCGGCGTTTCGATGCACCGTCTCCAGCTTGTACATCGGGTTGCCCATGAGGTTGAAATCGCTGCCGACCGGCTCAAGCTGCCCGTGGTCCCCGACGTAGATGATGGGCAGGCCGAAGGACCGCAGGTCGGTGTCCAGTTCCTTGCTGACCATCGACCCTTCGTCCACGATGAAGCCCCGCTTGGTGAAATCGAGCGGGTGGATCAAGTCGAAGTAGATGTGGCCGTCTTCGCCCTCGAAGGCCCGGTAGATCGTGCTGTGGATGGTCTGGGCGTTGTGGATGCCCTTGCGCCGCAGGACGTTCGCGGCCTTGCCGGTGAAGGCGCACACGGCCCAATCCGGGAGTTTCTGGATCAGAACCGAGATGAGCGTGGTCTTGCCGGTGCCGGCGTAACCGCCCACGGTCTGGATTTGCTCCTGCTCCTTATTCTGGAGGAGGGACTTGATGATCGTCTTCTGTTCGTCGCTGAGCGTTGGCATCTGCTTCTTTCTTTCTGAACTTCCAGCACTTGAGGCAGTATTCGTATTGGGGCCAGTCCGGTTCGTCCAGACCAGCCCAATAGAATATACTCCAAATGTGGCCGAACGTCAGTCCGCAAAGCCACCGCCGCCACCAACCAGGATGGGGGACGAGCGACCTGGGCCAGCGATCCTTCGGCCAGAACTCGCTCATCGCAGTGCCTTCGGGGACCAGAACTTAACTTCGATATGGCCGTTGCATCGCCCTTTCACGGGTTTGGCCAGCAGCCGGCCCTTGCGGTCGATCTGAAACTTCACCGCGTAGTCATAGTCGCTGAAATTCGTGCCGTTCAAAGTTTCCTTGGTCCGAAGCACGCCGTCCTTATATTCCCAGGTGCCGTAGTACCGGGTGGCTCCCAGCGTGCAGTAAAACTGGTTCCCGGTTTGGAGGACGTAAACCCCGTCCTGGCCGGAGTAGGTCCATTGGAATTCGTGACCGGCCAGGTGTTTTTCCTCGACCTTGGGTATTGGTTTGGGCAGGGGGGCGGGAGCCGCCTGGCAGAGTCCCGCGAGTAACAGGCCGAATCCGATCAGCAGGCGCTTCATGCGCTCCTCCGTGAGTTAAATCTCGTCTCGATACTTCTCCCCGACCTCTCGGACAATTTCCCCATCCGGGCCTTTTTTGAAAGTCGTCACCCGCAGGGGCCGCTCGCCCTTGGCCCATTGAAGACTTTCTTGCAGTCCCCGCACGATCCTCTGGCCCACCGTCTGCGGCTCGCCCAACTTCTCACTCGCTTTCCAGGCTTGCTCAATGCTGGAGCCGATCCGGGCAAACAGATCGTCCGGGGCGTAGCCGGGAAACGCGGTGCCGGTGGCGTGATATTGCTCGGCCTTCCAGTGGCAGTTGTCCTGGTCGTCACCCGCGCAGAGGGTGATGCCGTTCTCCGCGACATAGCCGCCGTTGGGCATGGCGTGGCGGTCTTCGATGTGGTGTGCGTCCAGTTTACAGCCCTTGCGCCCGCACATGACGCACTGGTGGCCGTCCCGCTCGAAGCAGGCGGTGCGGAAGGCTTCGCGGACGGCTTTTTTGTCGGCCTTAGCCATGCAAGTACACCACGACTTTCTGTAGCTCGCACAGGGCGTCCCGCAACTCGTTGGCGCTGCACCGTACTTTAGCGCCGGACCTGCCCAGGGGGCACCAGTCGGTGTCGGCACAGGAACAGTGGCCGGGCAGTGCGATATTCTGCCCCTTATTTTGCGGGCTAAAACGTTTGTAGGGCTGTTCCTCAAAGCTCTCCAGTTCCCGGAGGAATTCCTTGTCCGTCATCCTTACCCTCCTTGGTCTTTTTCATCGCTGGCAAACCGGGAATGGCACCGGGTTTGACGTGATGGCAAACCTCCGGCGGCGGGTCGGCGGGCGTCAGGCCGCAACTCGGCATGTGTTTCACTTCGCCGCAGCCAAACCAGACACGATACCACCCTGGCCAGTCCCCTTTCCCCACCACCAATCCCAGGGCGTCCCGATTCCACACCCAGGACAGAATGTCAAAATCGGGGTACTCCGGCTCTTGGAGGACGATCTTGCGGCGCTTGCCTTTCTCATCGAACATGCTCGGCCCGGCGTGCCCAGAGAATTTCAGGTCTGCGAAATAAGAACCGACCTCCTGCTCATTGCGCACCCGCATGAAGGTTCGCAGGGCTGCTTCAAGGTCCGGCGTTTGATTCATGACCTTGCCGTTATAAACCACTTCCCAACCCTTCGTGTGGCCCGGCCCGCCGTAGCCGATCTCCCGCAGTTCCAGGGTGGAGTCGTGGTCCAGGCAGCCCTTTTCCGCAAAGGCCGGGCCGACGATGCGGATAACGAAGTCGCGCTGGCTGGCGAGCAGAGTCAGGATCGCCACTTCCAACCTTTCCTCGTCGCCCGTGGACCAGTAGTAGCGGCGGATTTCCTGGTCACCCTGTTTATAGACCACCAGTTCTCCGGCCCGCCAGGGGTGACGGACGGTTTCGTGGGTGGCGCGAAGCGGCTCTCCTTGCGGTTTCATTGGCATTCCTCCGGCCATTCGATGACGTTGGTGGTCGCTTCCTTCAGTGTAGCGTAGTCGATGATCCCGTGGTAGCTGAAATGCGGCTCTCCGGCTGCCTTGCAAAACGCCCGCAGGGTTTCATCCGACTCCATCATCTGGAGAACCATGTCAAGCTTCATGCCGCTTTGGTACATCCGCTCGTAATACTCGACCTCCTCCGGCGGGTCGTCGCGCAACTGCTCTCCGAAGATTACCTCCTCGCCCAACATCACCCGCAGGTAACCCCAACGATACCGTGCGTAGACCTCCTGGCCGTCCGCCGTCTTGCCCACCCAGGAAGACGGGCAGCCGAAGCAGGTCTGTTCGACCGTCACCACGGTTACTTTGCTGACTTCTCGGTATTCCTTCATCCTACCACTCAATATACTGCGCCGGAACGTGATCTGTTAACCAGACTCCGTTCTCGGACTGGTAGAATTTGTAGCCGGCGTCGTGCATGTCGCCGGCACGCACACGCAGAATCACGGGTCTTCCGCGCCGCAGGGCGACCTTGCGGGCCGTTTCCTGGTCCGGGGACAGGTGAACGTGATGCCGCCGCATCTTGTGCAGCCCTTTTTCCCTTATGGTGGGGGCAAACCGATCCACGGTGCCGTGAAACAGATGGTTGGGAGGTCGTTTTTCAACAAGCTGGAGATCAACCGGAGTGGAGTGACCCTGGTTGGCGCGGATGAGGGTTTGCGTCTCGTCCAGCGAGAAGCGTTTCTTGTCGTTGTTATCCACGCATTCTTTTATTTCCTCCGGCGTGACCGGGAATCCTTGTTGACGAGCGCCCTCGATGACGCTGGCCAGAGAAACCCAGCCGCCGGGCATCAACGTCAGGCCCAGGGCCTCCGGCTCGTGCCGCAGGTACTTGGCGAGGAACTTGCTCACGCGAATATGTCGGGGTGTCATGATGAATACTGCTTTACGGCGATTCGGGAATAGCGGAGAACGTCGTCCAGGGTTCCGTAGCGCGGCCACGGGATGGTGGTGATGAAGTCGGGGTCTTCTTTTGAGTTAGCCTCCCACGTTTTCCAGTCCGGGCCGTTGGCATCACTAACCCGGTCGTCATTGACATACGCATGTGCCTTCAGGTAACCGCCGTGCAGGCTGGCGCTCTGGGTCCAAATGCTGCTCCAGAACGAGGAGATGACCGCCTTGAAGAAACTTTCCTCCTCCGGGTAGCCGTTTTTCACGCTCTCCATGCAAATACGCAAGTCCTGGTTATAGACGTTCCACAAGTTCGGGTAGAAAAGGCATTGGTCCCGTTGACGCAGGGATTCGTTGCGGAACGCCAGGTGCAAGGTGATGTGGTGGTGCCTGGTATATGCAATAATAAATACCAGCCAAGGAAAGGCCAGGAAGTGGGTATAGTGTTTAGCAGCGCGATCATGCTCCGATACGCGGACGGAGATTACTCGACAACACGGCGGCGTTTCGAGGACCGCGATCCCGTCCTCAGCATAGCGAAGCCTCAACATACATCGCGGCTCCTTTTATTTGCAGCACCATGCGATGAGGCACGCGACCCCAAGCACGCAGAGGCCGATAGCGACCCAATACCACCAGGCCGATCCGTGACGGGCGCGTGGCACCCACATCGTTATGTGCGGCTTGTGGTGCTGGGCGGCGTCCTGGCGTGTGAGCTTATCGAGGAACAGGTGGCAGTTGCCGCAGTAGTGCTGTTGAATATCGTCCCGGTTGTAGCTGGTCATGCCGCACAGGTGGCAGGTTATGCCGCCGTCGCGGACGGTGTAATTTTTACCCTGGTGTTCTTTCTTGGCCTGCTCCAAGTGCTGTTGGATAAGCCGGCGATTACTTTGAGTCATAATGCACCCGCTCCCCGAAAATGTGCGGCACGAAGCGGCTCATGTTCTGGGTGATCCGGCCCCCGTCCTCGCGGACGCCCATGCCGCAAGCCCAGCCGTTGACGATCCAGCTTCCGATCACCGGGAAGTGGCCGTCGAAATTTGGAAGTTCCCAAAGTTCTTGGTATATTGCAGGGCCGTCGTATGGCCCCTCCGTCTCCTCCACCTTCTCGCCATGCTCGAAGATGGCGATGTTGGCACCCTCCCGTGACAAGATCGGTTTCTTCACATAATCCTTGATGTCGTGGATTTCCAGGTCCACCGGGTCGAAGTAGCACGCCAGCAAGTAAGTGTTGTTCGGATACAACTCCCACAACGTCGGCAGTAGTGCCTTGTTGCTTAACAGGGACTTCCAGGGCGGCTCCCACCACTTGGTCCGGGCCTGGCGCAGATACGGGCCAAACTGCTCGCGCATCAGCCATTCCCAGGGGTAGAGTTTGAAGATTTGTTTGATCTCCCGCTCTTGCAAGTCGGTGAAGATGCCGCTCGCCTGGTTCCAGCCCACGTCGTCTATGTCCAGGTACTCCACCCCCGCCAACGGCCCGAAGCCCGCCTGCACGGCCACGTCCTTGAGGTAGTTGACGGTCATGTAGTCTTCGACGCTGCCCTTGAGCGCTGCGAAATAAAAACGCTCATCCCCGACCTGTTCGCGGATGACTTTGAAGACTTCGAGGAGGCGGTCGTGGATGCTGTTGAACTGGTCGCCGCCCGGATGCACGTCTTTCAACCAGAACCACTGGATCACCGAGGCTTCGAGCAGGGACGTTGGCGTGTCGGCGTTGTACTCAAAAAGCATCGGGTCGTGGCCGGGCTGGAAGCAGAAGTCGAAGCGACCGTAGATGGTGTGGTCATCTTCTTCCCAGGAGCGCACGATGTAGTCGTCGTAACCGGGCGGGATTTGGAAGCGGTCGAAAAGATCGTGGTCGATGATGTGCTGCACCGCCGCCAGGCACATCTCGTTGAGGGCGTAAGTGGCCTTCTCGATCTGGTCCACTTCTGCGCGGCTGAATTCGTAGTAGGCAGACTCGTTCCAGTAGGGCGCACCGTCCTCGCTGGTGTGGAAATAGAGTCCCTGGCCTTCCACTATTTTCTGCCAGTTCTCACGAGGTTCCACCGTGAGCCTTCGCATCTCGCTTCTCCAACTCGTCCGCGATGTCGAACATGGTTCGCTCGTCGCCGCAGTACAAGGTCCGCAGACCGTCCGCTAGTTCCTGGGAAGTCATGGGGACTGTCTTGACCACCACACCCAGCAGTGCCTCCATGTCCCGGACGGCGTTGTGGTCACCCGCCGGGCCAATGCCGATTTTCAGTACCCCGTCCTTGTAGCTGAGCGGAAGGACGTGGTAAAGCATCGTCAGAGTTTCGGGGATGAGATGTGCCGCGCCACGCTGGTCGTCGTGCGGCACGGCCCATTCATGGTAGGTCTTCATGCCTAGCTCCCCGCAGCCGCATGACCCATGCCGCCGAAACCGCCCCGCACGGAAATCGAAGGGGACTTCGCGCCGCCCGATGCCATCCCGTGCCCGCTAAAAACTGCCGCACCACCGGCGTGCGGGAAAATAACGCTGCCGGCGGTGTCAGGCATGGGCGCGGCGTGGGGATAAATGATGTAGCCACCGCCCCGCACTACGGGCCGATCCCGGTCGTCGTGATCCGGCGGGCCGTGACCGGCACAACCGGCCAGGATCAGCGACGACGAGATCAGCCACAGGTTTATTTTCTTTGAGAGTCTGCTGTAAAGCCACACGGTTGCTCACCGTACCACTTGACCCACGAGGTAGGCGATTCCCAGGAGGATCGCAGCAATAACGATGGCGACGGCGGTGTTTTTGTGTTCGGAGAGTTCGCGCTGGAAGTGGACGCTGGGGAACAGCCAGTCGAACAGCTTGAATCCGAACAACATCAGCGCGATGCCGATGAGGCCGAAGATGAGCGATCCTGCCATTCCCTCCCCGATTTTCTCCCAGGAGAGTTCAGCAAAGAGCAACATTACCAACTCCTTTTTGAAATGTGGACACCTTGCACCCAGGGCTGGATTATACCGGGTGGTCCAAAGGTTGTAAAGCCAAACCAGGGGCGAAGCAGTGGAGCATCGGGAGCAGCGCCGCCACCGTCGCGGGGGAAGGCTTTTTCTCCCGATTCTTGTTGTAAAACCCCATCAGGGTGGAGACGACCTTGTTGACCTTCCAGCTTTGTAAGTAGTGGTGGACCTGGGCGTGGAGATCGGTCAGGTCGATGTCGTTTTCACCGGGCTGGGACAGCCAGCGCCGCAGCCGGCCCAGGAACCGGCGAATACCCGTGATGGCTTTGTCGTCCCAATCACCCCCTTCCTGATACGGTCCCAGGAACATTAGATAAAGGCGCAGTTCGTCGGGGTCGTAATCGTCGGGGTTGACGGCGTTGCCTTTGCTTTTTCCCATCTTGGCACCGCCCGCCGTTATCATGCCCTGGTGGACGACGTGTTTGAAGGGTTCCTCCTGCGTGACGATGCCCAAGTCGTAGAGGAACATATTGATAAAGCGGGCGTAGATCAGGTGCATACACGCATGTTCCGGCCCGCCAACGTACAGGTCCACCGGCTGATAGTTGTGGGCGTGCAGGAAAACCTCCGGGTCATTTTCCAGGTAGCGGAGGAAATAAAAGCTGGAATCCACGAACGTGTCCAGCGTGTCCGTGTCGCCCTCGATGGGGATGGGGCAACCCCACTTGCGTTGGCGGGACACGCACCAGTCACGCAGGCCCTCCAGCCAGACCCTCTGCTGCTTGCGGGTGCCTTCGGGGTAGTCGATCCGGTCCAGGTTGTCGATGAGCCGGTCCTTGTAGGCGGTGATTTTGAAATACCACTGGTTGAGTTGGCGGACCTCCGGCTTGGCGCTACAACGATTGCAGTAGCCACCGCTCACCTGCTCGTTCGCCAGCACGGTGTCGCAGGAGGGGCAGTAGTTGACCGGGCCGAAGGCTTTGTACGCCAGCCCCTTGTTCTTCAGCAGGGTGAAGAGCCACTGCGTCCATTTGTAGTAGGAAGGGTCACAAGTCACCAGCTTTTCTTCGTACTGCGTGTTCATGCGGGCCATCTGCGCCCGGAACCGTTCGATGTTGCCCCAGGTGACGGTCTTGGGGTCGCCGCCGATGGAGCGGGCGTAGTTCTCCGCAGGCAGGCCGAAGGCGTCGTAGCCGAAGGGCTGGAAGACTTCGGTGCCGAGGTAACGCAGCCACCGGCAGTAGGAGTCCACGATTGCGTAGTTGTAGCAGTGCCCCAGGTGCAGGCCCGCGCCGGACGGGTAGGGAAACATCACGCAGCAATAGAATGGTTTACTCATTCTTACGGACTCCAGGCCACCACGTTCGCAGGTTCGCTTCCGCCGCCTCCGCTTTATATTTCAAAAACAGGGCAATTAGAAACTCCCGGCGCACTTCGTCCGGGAGTTGTTCGATTTTGTCGAGGATGTTCTTTTCGTCTTCGCTCATTTTTTCGCTCGTACAAACTTCTGGGTGTCTTTATTGTACGAGGCGAAAAGCCTGAATTCCTTGACGCAGTTAATGTCCCACAGTACGCCGCTCGCGCAGTCCCAGCCGTAATACCATTGGGACAGCAGCCGCTTCTGGTAGAGGTAGGGGGCGATCTCCACGCCCGCATATTTCTCAGCCACCGCCGGCCAGTCGATATAATCCATCCGCAGGCCACCGTCCCGGCGGCGCAGGGGTTTCAGGATCGCCTTCAGGCGTTCGTCCCGTTCCCAGGGCGGGCCGCAGGAGAACTCGTCCTCGAAGTCTTCAAACTCCTTAATGGTAGCAATGACACGCAGGGCGCTGGTGTCCACAACCAGTTCGTAGAAGTAGCGTTCACTGCCTCGGAAACGCTCACATAGGCACCAGTCAGCCCAGGAGCCGTCGATCCCCCACCAAAAGCCGGTTGGGACTGGTTCCGGCTGTTCCAGCGAGTACGTCGCCGGCTTATAGTCCAATTGGTCCGGCGGGTATTCAATCTCCAGCTTCTTGATCTTCTTCTTCGACAAGTGCAGGCGGCGGTCCCCTTTGAGGCGGTCGATAAATTTCCGCATCGCCGTGTTGACCGGGCTGGCTTCGTGGCGGCGATGGTGCGCCCGCGTCTTCTTGATGCGTTCCTTGAGAGACTTGTCCATAAGTCATTCTATTTACGCCATGAATTCCGAAATGGCGCATCCCAATGTG